TACTACCGGTGGAACAAATAAGAGCACCGCATACAGATGTTGTACCGCAAACAGCTACTCCTTGTACTTTTGTTGTACCGCAAACTTGTGGACTACAAACAGATGTACTACCACAAACTTGTGGACTACAAACAGATGTACTACCACAAACAGCAGGACCACATACAGATGTAGTACCGCATACAGCAGCACCGCATACAGATGTTGTACCACAGACAGCTGCACCGCAAACAGAAGTTGTACCGCATACAGCTACTCCCTGTACTTTTGTTGTACCGCAAACTTGTGGACTACAAACTGTTGATGTACCACAAACAGCTGCACCGCATACAGATGTTGTACCACATACAGCAGGACCACAAACTGATGTTGTACCGCATACAGCAGGACCAATTAAACAACCGGCACTTAAGGTCCCCGTTGTTCTTGTTACATCTGTACCGCCGCTTAAAAGGCTATCTGCTAAAGTATTACTATCAGTCCAATATGATAAATAACCTGTGCTACCTGATCCATCAACGCTACCAGAAGAGACTGCAAATATATCAGCTAAGTCACGACCACCTGATATAAATCCACCGGCTGCACTATTACAAGCAGCGATTTGCGACCCGAGACCAGCACTAAGACTACCAAGAGCGCTTATGTTACCTGATACAGTAAGTTTTTGTCCTGGATTCTCAGTGCCGATGCCGAGTTTGCCATCAGCTTGAAGGTTAAGAACTACCCCGCTTGAATTTTTAGCTTTAAGAATGTCTCTACTATCTGAGGCTGTGCCAGTTTCCAACTGCAAAACACTTCCACCAGCTATAGTTTTTATATATGCGAGTGGGGTCGTTCCGCTGTTAGCACCTTGAATATATAAATGCTGTTGATTTAAGGCAGAGGTTATATCAAGATTTGCGGTTGGTGTCGCAGTTCCGATACCAACCTTACCAGAAAAATAATTAGCGGCTCCAGTAGCACTAAGACCATTAGAAGCGCTTAAAGTAGTACCATATACAGTACCTCCACAAACTGAAGTCGTACCGCAGACAGCTGGTCCCTGTACTTTTGTTGAACCACAAACTTGAGGACCACATACTGATGTTGTACCACAAATAGCTGCACCGCAAACTGAAGTTGTACCACATACAGCAGGACCACATACAGATGTTGTACCACATACAGCAGGACCACAAACAGAAGTTGAACCGCAAACAGCAGGACCACAAACAGATGTTGTACCACAGACAGCAGAACCACAAACTGTTGATATACCACAGATAGCTGGGCTGCAAACAGACGTGCAAGCGCTTAAGGTACCAGCTACAGTAAGTTCTTCATTTGGATTATCTGTACCGATACCTACATTACCACCATTTGCAATATACAAAGCTGATGTACTGTCGTCTAGGAAATTAGCTACTGGCTGTGCTCCTGTCTGATTAACACATAATGCTGGTCCTGTACCTGAGTTATGAATTTCAACCGCTGATGTTGTCTCAATCCGCGTATCAATACATGTAACAGTACCACGAACTGAAAGATTCCCGGTCATGGAAGTATTACCGGTAAATGATTTATTGCCGGCAATAGTTTGATCTCCTGTTGTTCTAACAACTGTAGTGTTAACAGTAATCTCAGGAGTAGTACCACCAGTAGAATCAATACCATCACCACCTGTAACACTTGTTACTGTACCTAAACAATCGGTATAACCACTATCATTTGTCCATTGTGATATGTTACCGCTTTTGTTGGTAAATGTTTGGGTATTGCTCGCTGTTGTAGTACCTGTACAACAACCACCTGTAAATACATCAACTAAGTCTCTTCCACCTGATATAAAGCCGCCGTATGAACTGTTACAAGCAGCAACATGTAACCCACTTAAGCCCTTATAAGCGCTTAGAGAATCACCAACTATACTACCAGTAGAACAAACAAGAGCACCGCAAACAGAAGTTGTACCGCATACAGCTACTCCTTGTACTTTTGTTGTACCGCAAACTTGTGGACTACAAACAGATGTTGTACCACAGACAGCTGCACCACATACAGATGTTGTACCACATACAGCAGGACCACAAACTGATGTTGTACCACAGACAGAAGGGCCAGTTAAACAGTTAGCACTTAAGGTACCAGTTGTTCTTGTTACAGCTGTACCACCACTTAAAAGACTATCCGTTAAAGTATTACTATCAGACCAACTTGGTAAGAAATTAGCAGTTCCGGAACCATCAACACTACCAGAAGAGACTGCAAATATATCTGCTAAATCACGACCACCTGATATAAAACCACCATAAGAACTATTACAAGCAGCAACATGTAACCCACTTAAGCCCTTATAAGCGCTTAAAGAATCACCGACGATACTACCAGTAGAACAAATAAGAGCACCACAAACTGATGTAGTACCGCAAACAGCTACTCCCTGTACTTTTGTTGTACCGCAAACTTGCGGACTACAAACTGATGTCGTACCACAAACAGCAGGACCACAAACTGAAGTTGTACCACAGACAGCAGCACCGCATACAGATGTAGTACCGCATACAGCAGGACCACAAACTGAAGCTGTACCACAGACAGCAGAACCACAAACTGTTGATATACCACAGACAGCTGGGCTGCAAACAGACGTGCAAGCACTCAACGTACCAGCTACAGTAAGTTCTTCATTTGGATCATTGGTCCCTATACCAACATTACCGCCATTTGCAATATACAAAGCTGATGTACTATCGTCTTGGAAGTCAGCGACCGGCTGCGCTCCTGTTTGATTAACACATAATGCTGGTCCTGTACCTGAGTTATGAATCTCCACAGCAGACGTTGTTTCAATACGCGTATCGATACATGTAACGGTACCTCGTACCGAAAGATTTCCGGTCATGGAAGTATCACCGGTGAATGATTTATTACCAGCTATAGTTTGTGCTCCGGTTGTTCTTACAACTGTGCTGTCAACTGCCAACGAACCGGAAGATGTTACCGTGCCGGACATACCATCACCACCAGCGACACTAGTGACTGTACCTAAGCAGCAACCACCAGCAAAAACATCTACTAAATCGCGACCGCCTGATATAAAGCCACCGTATGAACTGTTACAAGCAGCAACATGGAGCCCGCTTAAACCATTATAAGCACTTAAAGAATCACCGACGATACTACCAGTAGAACAAATAAGAGCACCGCAAACTGATGTTGAACCACAAACAGCAGGACTACAAACAGATGTAGTACCACAAACAGCTGCACCGCAAACTGAAGTTGTACCACAGACAGCTGCACCACAAACAGATGTAGTACCGCAGACGGCTGGGCTACAAACAGATGTTGTACCACAGACAGCTGCACCACAAACAGATGTAGTACCGCAAACAGCAGGGCTACAAACTGATGTTGTACCGCATACAGCAGGACCACAAACAGAAGTTGTACCGCAAACCGCTGCACCGCAAACTGATGTTGTACCGCATACAGCAGGACCAATTAAACAACCGGCACTTAAGGTCCCCGTTGTTCTTGTTACCTGTGAACCACCACTTAAAAGACTATCCGCTAAAGTATTACTATCAGACCAATATGATAAATAACCTGTGCTACCTGATCCTTCAACGCTACCAGAAGATGTAGCAAATATATCAGCAAGATCACGACCAGCGGAAACAATACCACTATTGGTAGATGTAGCGCTTATAGAAGTACCTACTACAGTACCTCCACAGACAGATGTAGTACCGCAAACAGCAGGACCACAAACTGATGTTGTACCGCAAACAGCTACTCCCTGCACTTTTGTCGTACCACAAACTTGAGGACCACAAACAGATGTTGTACCGCATACAGCAGGACCACAAACTGATGTTGTACCACAGACAGCAGGACTACAAACAGATGTTGTACCGCATACAGCAGGACCACAAACAGATGTTGTACCGCAAACAGCTGCACCACAAACAGATGTTGTACCACAGACAGCAGGACCACAAACAGATGTTGTACCGCAAACAGCTGCACCACATACAGATGTAGTACCACATATAGCAGGACTACAAATAGCTGTAGAAGCACTTAAGGTACCGGTTGTTCTTGTTACATCTGTACCGCCGCTTAGTAAACTATCTGTTAAAGTATTACCATCAGACCATTGCGCTCCGAAACCGGCAGTTCCTGATCCATCAACGTTATCGGATGATATTGCAAATATATCAGCAAGATCACGACCACCGGAGATAAAGCCACCATAAGAACTATTACAAGCAGCAACATGGAGCCCGCTTAACCCCTTATAAGCGCTTAAAGAAGTACCTACTATACTACCAGTAGAACAAATAAGAGCACCGCAAACTGAAGTTGTACCACAGACAGCTGGAGAAGTAACAGATGTACTACCGCATACAGCAGGACCACAAACTGATGTTGTACCACAAACAGCTGGGCTACAAACAGAAGTTGTACCGCATACAGCAGCACCACAAACAGATGTAGTACCACAAACAGCCACCCCTTGTACTTTTGTTGTACCACAAACTTGTGGACTACAAACAGATGTTGTACCGCATACAGCAGAACCACAAACTGTTGATATACCACAGATAGCTGGGCTGCAAACAGACGTGCAAGCGCTTAAGGTACCAGCTACAGTGAGAAGTTGATTTGGATCATTGGTCCCTATACCTACATTACCACCGTCTTCAATATAAAGAGCTGACGTTCCGTCGTCCTGAAAATCAGCGACAGGTTGTGCTCCTGTTTGATTAACACATAACGCCGGACCTGTACCTGAGTTATGAATCTCTACAGCAGACGTTGTCTCTATTCGTGTATCAATGCAAGTGACTGTACCCCTTACGGATAGATTACCAGTCATGGAAGTATTGCCGGTAAATGATTTATTACCAGCTATAGTTTGATCTCCGGTTGTTCGAACAACAGTAGTGTTAACAGCAATCTCAGGAGTAGTACCACCAGTAGAATCAATACCATCACCACCTGTAACACTTGTAACTGTACCTAAACAACAACCGCCAGCAAAAACATCTACTAAGTCGCGACCACCGGAAATAAATCCACCGTATGAACTATTACAAGCAGCGACATGTAATCCACTTAAACCATTATAAGCACTTACAGAATTACCAACTATACTCCCGGTAGAACAAACAAGAGCACCACAAACTGAAGTTGTACCGCAAACAGCTACTCCCTGTACTTTTGTTGTACCACAAACTTGCGGACTACAAACTGTTGATGTACCACAGACAGCAGCACCACAGACAGATGTTGTACCACAGACAGCTGGACTACAAACAGATGTACTACCGCATACAGCAGGACCACAAACAGAAGTTGTACCGCATACAGCAGGGCCACAAACAGAAGTTGTACCGCATACAGCAGGGCTACAAACTGAAGTTGTACCACAGACAGCAGCACCGCATACAGAAGTTGTACCGCATATAGCTGGGCTACAGACAGCTGTGGCAGCGCTTAAGGTACCTGTTGTTCTTGTTACATCTGTACCACCGCTTAAAAGACTATCTGTTAATGTGTCTGTATCTGACCATTGCGCTCCAAAACCGGCAGTTCCTGATCCATCAACACTACTAGAGCATGTTTCAAATATATCAGCTAGGTCTCTCCCTCCGGAAATAAAGCCACCATAAGAACTATTACAAGCAGCAAAGTGCAACCCGCTTAAACCATTATAAGCGCTTACAGAAGTACCTACTATACTACCGGTAGAACAAACAAGAGCACCACAAACTGATGTAGTACCACAGACTGCCACTCCCTGTACTTTTGTCGTACCACAAACTTGTGGACTACAAACTGTTGATGTACCACATACAGCAGGGCTACAAACAGATGTTGTACCGCAGACAGCTGCACCACAGACAGAAGTTGTACCACATATAGCTGGGCTACAAATAGCTGTAGAAGCACTTAAGGTACCAGTTGTTCTTGTTACAGCTGTACCACCGCTTAAAAGACTATCTGCTAAAGTATCACTGTCAGACCAATATGATAAATAACCTGTGCTACCAGAACCGTCAACGTTACCTGAACTAGTTGCAAATATATCAGCAAGATCGCGACCACCTGATATAAAGCCGCCAGCTGCACTATTACAAGCAGCGATTTGCGACCCGAGACCAGCACTAAGACTACCAAGAGCGCTTATGTTACCTGATACAGTAAGTTTTTGATTAGGTGTCGATGTTCCTATGCCGACATTACCACCATCAAAATAGGAGTCACCGCCATTTGGTGTTATGCTTATGTCCGTGTTAGAAACTTCTGAGAATAAAGCGTTCCCCAATTTCAACTGAGAGTTGTTATTAGCGTGAATGATTTGGCTATTGCTCGTAGAGAATCTGGTGTCTTTTATGAAACCGTTCACCCTAAGGCCATAACTAGCGTCTGCTGGTGTCCCTATCCCAACATTACAAGCAAAATAATTAGTGCCTCCAGTAGCACTAAGACCATTAGAAGCGCTTATAGTAGTACCATATACAGTACCACCACAAACTGATGTTGTACCGCAAACAGCTACTCCCTGTACTTTTGTTGAACCGCAAACTTGTGGACTACAAACTGATGTAGTACCGCAAACAGCTGCACCACAAACTGATGTTGTACCACAGACAGCTGGGCTACAAACTGATGTACTACCACAGACAGCCGGACTACAAACTGATGTCGTACCACAAACAGCAGGACTACAAACAGAAGTTGTACCGCATACAGCTGCACCACAGACAGATGTTGTACCGCATATAGCAGGACTACAAACAGCTGTAGCAGCACTTAAGGTGCCCGTTGTTCTTGTTACAGCTGTACCACCACTTAAAAGACTATCCGTTAAAGTATTACTATCAGACCATTGCGCTCCAAAACCGGCAGTTCCTGATCCATCAACGTTACCGGATGAGGTTGCAAATATATCAGCAAGATCACGACCACCGGAGATAAAGCCACCATAAGAACTATTACAAGCAGCAACATGGAGCCCGCTTAAACCCTTATAAGCGCTTAAAGAAGTACCTACTATACTACCAGTAGAACAAATAAGAGCACCACAAACAGATGTAGTACCACAGACTGCCACTCCCTGTACTTTTGTCGTACCACAAACTTGTGGACTACAAACTGATGTTGTACCACAAACAGCAGGACCACAAACTGAAGTTGTACCACAAACAGCAGGACCACAAACAGATGTAGTACCGCAAACAGCAGGACTACAAACAGATGTTGTACCACAAACAGCAGCACCGCAAACTGATGTTGTACCGCAAACAGCAGGACTACAAATAGCTGTGGCAGCACTTAAGGTGCCTGTCGTTCTTGTTACAGCTGTACCACCGCTTAAAAGACTATTGGTTAAAGTATCACTATCAGACCAACTTGGTATATAACCTGTGCTACCTGATCCATCAACGTTACCTGAACTAGTAGCAAATATATCAGCAAGATCACGACCAGCAGAAACAATACCGCTGTTGGTAGATGTAGCGCTTAAAGAGCCACCGACGACCTCAAATCCGCAAACTGATGTTGTACCACAAACAAGAGCACCACAAACTGAAGTTGTACCACAGACAGCTGGACCACATACTGATGTTGTACCACATACAGCTGCACCACATACTGATGTTGTACCGCAGACAGCAGGGCTACGAACTGATGTCGTACCGCATATAGCTGGGCTACAAACTGTTGATGTACCACAAACAGCAGGACTACAAACAGATGTTGAACCGCATACAGCTGCACCGCAAACTGATGTCGTACCGCATATAGCAGGACTACAAATAGCTGTAGAAGCACTCAAAGAACCAGTAGTTCTGGTCATGTCTGTACCGCCGCTTAAAAGACTATCTGTTAATGTGTCTGTATCTGACCATTGCGCTCCGAAATTGGCGGTTCCTGATCCATCAACACTACTAGAGCATGTTTCAAATATATCAGCTAAATCACGCCCAGCTGAAACAAAACCATTTCTAGTTGATCTAGCGCTTAGACCACCATGTGCAGTAAGGCCACGTGATGTAGTTATATCACTAGAAAATGTCTTTGCTCCTCCAATCGATTGTGCACCGGTTGTTCTTACAACCGTACTATCAACTGCAACCGTGTCGGCGGCAACAGTTATACCGTCACCAAAACCAACACCGAGAGTTACGTCTCCTTCTGTACCTCCTCCGGATAGACCAGGCCCGGCTGTAACACCGGTCACATCACCAGAGCAAGTTGTAAATATATCAGCTAAATCACGCCCGCCGGATATAAATCCTCCATAAGAACTATTACAAGCAGCAACATGTAACCCACTTAACCCCTTATAAGCGCTTAGAGAATCACCAACTATACTACCAGTAGAACAAACAAGAGCACCACAAACTGATGTTGTACCACATACAGCCACTCCTTGTACTTTTGTTGTACCACAAACTTGCGGGCTACAAACTGTTGATGTACCGCAAACAGCTGCACCACAAACTGATGTAGTACCGCAAACAGCTGCACCACAAACTGATGTTGTACCGCAGACGGCTGGGCTACAAACTGAAGTTGTACCGCATACAGCAGGACCACAAACAGAAGTTGTACCGCATACAGCAGGACCACAAACAGATGTTGTACCGCATACAGCAGGACCACAAACAGATGTAGTACCGCAAACAGCTGCACCACAAACAGATGTTGTACCACATATAGCTGGGCTACAAATAGATGTAGCAGCACTTAAGGCACCAGTTGTTCTTGTTACAGCTGTACCACCGCTTAAAAGACTATCCGCTAAAGTATTACTATCAGACCAATATGATAAATAACCTGTGCTACCTGATCCTTCAACGCTACCAGAAGATGTAGCAAATATATCAGCAAGATCACGACCACCTGATATAAAGCCTCCAGCTGCACTATTACAAGCAGCAATTTGCGACCCTAGACCAGCACTAAGACTACCAAGAGCGCTTATGTTACCAGATACGGTAAGTTTTTCATTTGGAGATGATGTATTAACGCCGAGAGCACCGGTATCTGCAAAATGTATTTCTCCGCCTTCTTGATCTATAAACTGTGCGATTGGTTGGGCTCCCTTTTGCCTTACATATAAAGCAGGACCTGTACCATGATTAATAACAGATAAAGCTGAAGTTGATGATACAATTGTCCTTGTAAAAGTTGCAGAAGTTGCTTCAAATTCTGTTGCGGTTAATTTAGTGAACGTCGCATTTGTACCAGTTAGTGCATTAAGATACGCATTTCCACCAACAGATAGATCTTGGGTCACAGTTAGCCCATTCTTTACTTTAAAGTCTTTATTAAGTGCCATAGCTACGAGTTCACTTTCCCCCGTAAATATATTTATCTAAAGTCCTAAAATTAGAATAAATTAAGTCTATTCCCTTTAAACTCAAAATCAGCCATATCATACGCCCCGGTTTTTTGCGCTGTTAAAGATACCGTACCACCGGAAACAACAGCCCCATATTGTACAAAAGGTTCAGATGTAGTATGATTCACCCCATATTCAACAACCCCTAAATTAGTACCGTCTGTTGTTATGCTTAATTCACTAAAATATGTACCACCACCGGTGCGTTTAACTTGTATAGCATACTTCCCAGCTGACATATCAGAAGTAGAAAAGGTATCTATTACACTGCCATTAGCTAAACCTGTACCTTTGGTAAATATTTTTGCAAAAGAAAATATATCAGCTAAGTCACGACCAGCTGAAACAAAACCATTTCGAGTTGATCTAGCGCTTAGACCATCATGTGCAGTAAGACCACGTGATGTAGTAATATTATCTGTAAACGTCTTTAATCCTCCAATCGATTCCGCTCCTGTCGTTCTTACAACCGTGCTATCAACTGCGACCGCGTCTCCACCATCTGTTATACCGTCTCCCCAACTAACACTAACAGTTACATCCCCGGTAGATCCTCCTCCCGATAAACCTGGTCCAGCTGTCACTCCTGTTATGTTGCCAGCTGACCTAGCAAATATATCAGCTAAGTCACGACCAGCTGAAACAAACCCTCTGGTTGTATCAGAAGTTTCAACAGCACTACCGCTTAAAGTACTTGTCGCACTAAGATTACCAGTAACAACTAAGGGAATTCCACCAGAGATCCCTTGTCCAACTCGCACACAGCCACAAGCATAGAGGGGTGTAGCTTCGCAAAGATTGACAGCAGCACCACCGAAACAAGAAGTACCGCCATAGGACTGAAGATAGCTATTGGTACAAATTGCACCAGTTGTATAGATCGTCCCAGCCGGACCATTTATAGTTATACTATCACTTCCAAATTTAGCATCAGCTGCTGATAAAGTCCCTGTAGCACTTACATTACCAGCTATAGTAAGGTTTTCATTTGGTGTGACAGTTCCAATACCAAGACACCCACCAACATATATATCAGTTGTGGCGCTTAAAGAACCAGTCGTTCTTGTTACAGCTGTACCGCCGCTTAAAAGACTATTTGCTAGTGTATCTGTATCAGACCAATATGACAAATAACCTGTGTTACCAGAACCATCAACGTTACCAGATGAGGTTGCAAATATATCAGCAAGATCCCTTCCTGCTGAAACAAAACCATTTGTAGTAGCTGTAGCACTAAGACCATCAGATGTAGTTATACCTCTAGAAAATGTCTTCTTACCGGCAATAGTTTGATCTCCAGTTGTTCTTACAACTGTACTATCAACTGCAACCGTGTCGGCGGCAACAGTTATACCGTCACCAAAACCAACACCGACAGTTACGTCTCCTTCTGTACCCCCTCCAGATAGACCAGGGCCGGCTGTAACACCGGTTACATCACCAGAGCAAGTTGTAAATATATCAGCTAAGTCCCTTCCTGCTGAAACAAAACCACTGTTGGTAGATGTAGCGCTTATAGAAGTACCTACTACAGTACCTCCGCAAACAGAAGTTGAACCACAAACAGCAGGACTACGAACTGAAGTTGTACCGCATACAGCAGGACTACGAACTGAAGTTGTACCGCATACAGCAGCACCACAAACTGTTGATATACCACAGATACTGTTGCTGTAAACAGACGTGCATGCGCTTAAGGTACCAGCTACAGTAAGTTCTTCATTTGGTGTGACAGTTCCAATACCAAGACACCCACCAACATATATATCAGTTGTAGCGCTTAAAGAACCAGTCGTTCTTGTTACAGCTGTACCGCCGCTTAAAAGACTATTTGCTAAAGTTGTACTATCAGAAAAATAAGGTACATAACCTTTCGTTCCTGACCCGGTTATTCCACTTGCTTCTTCTGATGTTGCAAATATATCAGCGAGATCTACACCACCGGACAATATACTAGCTTTATTAATAACGTCAAGATCTCCCGTCATAGTACCGCCATCGGCAAACTGCTTTGCAACACTACCACCTCCCCCGCCGTAAGTATCTAGATATCTTCTTACAGCAGCTATTTCCTGCGTAAATCTCGAATTTAAGCTTGAAGATAATTTATTCTCTAAATCTCTTTTAATACCTTTAACATCAATCTTTTCATTTTTTTCAGGTAATTTATCAAATTGTACCTGTTCTAGAGCTAATTTTTTTTCTATTGTTTCAGGTAGTGTTTGCTTTAACTCTTCTACCTCTTGAAAGAGTATCTTTTTGTTTTCCTCTATTTTAGATGTTAGCTGCTCCTTAAATTCATCATCTACCTTTTTAACCTTTTTTGTTAAAAGCTTATTAATTTCGGTATTAGTATCTTCTAACCTTGCCTCTATTAAAGAGGTTAATACTTGCTCAGTATTATCTATATCTTTTCGAGCGGATTTTTTAGCTTCAGAAATTTTTGTGTCTGTCTTCTCTAAATCCTTATCTAAATGCTGTTTAGCTTCTTGTATCTGTTTAGTTACTTTGCTACTAAATCTATCTAATTTAGTAGCTGTCTGTTCGGAGCTTTTTTCACTATATTTTGTAAGTTTATCTACCTCTTCCTTTATATAGATTTTATTTTCTTTAGCTATATTTTTATTAAGCTTGTTTAGTTTATCTATTCCTTTATCTAATAAAACTTTACTTTCAGCAATCCTTTCACTTAATAGACCTTTTTCAACCTGTAACTTAACAATATCACTCTTTACATCCTTTAACTCTTCTTCCGTAGCATGCGCACCGCTCTCACTAACCTGTGTTAAGTTTTCTATTTTTTCGTTAATATAAGATACATCCTGTATTCTTTTATCTAACTGCTGACCGACCTCGTTTAACGTTACCTCGTATACATCAGTTATTTTTTCCTCTGTAACTTTAATTCTGCTATCTACTTCCTTTAATGTATCTATCTTTATATTCCCGGCTCTGCTAAGAGCTTTGTTAAGACCGCGTTGTAATTTATCTTCTAAAACTACATTACTTTTTTCTAGCGTTGTTATATCTATGTCAACCTTTTCCTCAAGACTATCTAAAGAAGTTTTTATTTCTTCTTTATTTTCATCCAACAGTTCTTCTAACGAAGTTTTTGTATTCTTAAATAACTTAGTGTAACGTGATATATTATCGTTATTTTTCTCGTTGATTAACTTAGTGAGATTGTTGGTGTATATGTTCTTTACTAACTCTTGAATCTTTGCTTCAAAATGCTGAATACTGCCTTCATTGAGCTCTTCTAAATTATCTAATAACCTATTACTTTCCCTTTCTACATACGTTTCAATATAAGAAGTTAAATTTTTTGTTGTAGATTCTGTATCTTCCTTTAAGTCTGTATTTACTTTTTCTACAATTGTAAGAAATTCGCTCGTTAACTCTGCTCTAACATCTTTTAAGTAACTCTCGACTCGCTGCTCATTTGACTTGATAGTGTTATTAGCTTCGTCAATTTTTTGCTGCTTAATATCTTCAGCATATTTTTTAGCTAATTTTCTCGCTTTAGCTATATCCTGTAATATATCTTCTTTTTTCTCTAAAACAACATCCTCGACAACATCTTTATCAAACTCCGGAAGGTCTAACTTCTCTTCCTTAATGTGTTTTACAAATTGTAAATTATTCTCATTAAAGAATACTTCCTGTGGTCCTTTTTCTAGAACAAAAGGTGCAATATATTCTTTATTTTCGAATATAATAGGTACACTAACTACAGGCCGTCCCTTATATTCAGATATCTTTTCCGCGTTATAGGTTTTATTATTAATCTTTACTTCAAATATATCAAAATATACTTCATCAAAATTATCTACAATTAAAATATTATAATCATAATCCGATACGGATACATCTACATTTTGATCAAAGATCATTCTCGAGGTTGGGGACCCCTGTTCAACACACAATTCATCAACTATTGATGGTAGGTCGATTATTTCTTCTACTTCTTCCTCTACAACCTCTTCTAAAACTATTTCAGGCTCTTCTTTTGTAACTGAACCTACGTAGGTTTTATTATTTTTATTAAACTCCACATTAAATACGCCTTCACGTAATATGAAAGGAGCTATAAACTCTTCATCCTCTATCTCTACCGGTATATCTACGACAGGAGAGCCCATATACAGGCTCTTCTTTTCTGCAATAAATTTTTTACCGTTTATCTCAAATTCATAAACATCGAAAAAAGTCTCTTCTAAACTTTTAACTGTTAAGATGTTAAGATCTGAGCTAGTAAAGGTAGGGACTACCTTTTCGCTAAACAGTCTCATTATGTATGTATATTTATTACCTTATCAGCAAATGTACAATTAATAATGAGCAACTCCATAAACAGTTGCGGTACAATCTGCTGTCGTGGTAATAGTAAGGTTAATATATGTAGAACCTACACTAGCTGTAACATCTGACAGGAGCGAAGCAGCTTGAGCATCAACTATGCCATACGTAGTACCGTCAGCTACACTTGCACCGTTATGCGTTACTAACACCTCACAGGCTGTTCTCGAGGAAGCAGAATTAAAAAGTGAAATAACATATTTAGCTGTCATAAACTGATCTTTATCAAAAGTGTTTAATGTATTTGCACCCGTTGACATTGGACCAGTAAATACACTAGTTTTAGAATAAACAATTCCGTTTGATGAATATTCTATAATATCTCCTCTTACAATTAGATCACCGTCAATATTTTGATTATCAAAATCAAATTCATCACCTTCATTTATAGGGTCCCATATTACTTGACCATCACCAGTTGACTTTAAAAATAAATCTTTAACCTGGCCTGTTGATTTTATATCAATACCTTCAACGTTAACCTGTTTACTTGATAGTGAATTACCGATCCAAGTACCGGAAATACTAGGCCCTATTACAGAACCTGAAGCGCTTATATTACCAGATACAGAAAGTCTTTCCCCGGGAATAGCTCCTATACCTACATTCCCATCAAAAAAATTCTCTTTACCCTGAAATGTTGTTATAAGCTTCCTTAATGATTTTGCCATTAAAGATATTTAATCGGCATCTCTAATCTTCAATATAGCCTCGCTTTTGAATAAAGTCAGAATTTCGAACAGCCTCTGAGCCTAACCTATCTCCTTCTGGACCGGAGCGAGGTTTCCCAGGATTATTAAAAAAGTGATATACATAAAACACTTCATCAATAAATTTAACAGCAGAATAACCACCGTCCCTTTCTCGAAGTCTGTGCATTACCGGCAATATATAAGCAAAGTCAGTAGCCATTCTAAACCATCTACCATTCCAATCTAAAAAGTTAGCTTTAGGTATGCTAGCCAGAGTCTTAACCTTAAAGGTTGACATATGGCTCATTGGCCAACCGCCTTTATATGGCTCCCAATCATCCTCTGGCATCTCGCCATGTCCTTTTGTTGTTTCATGAGAACGTCTATAATTAGTATAAACATACTCTAACTTGGGATCCGAGTCGTACGCCTCTTTAACCACCTCTAATGCATTCCTTTTCGAAAGCCAATCATCACTATCAACAACACATATTATATCTTCTGGATCCTTATTAATTGCGTGTTTATAAATATTCCTTAATCTATATTGTCGTTCGGTGTTGTGAACAATTTTAAGGTATGGAATATCTTTTCGACTTTCATATGCTTTTAACTCTTCTGCTGTATTATCATCAGATATATCATCTATAACAGTGTGGCTGTCAGGTTGCAATGTTTGCCTTTGCACACTATCGATACAATAGGTGATAAATTTTCCAGCATTTCTTCCGGCGGATATGACGTGTATTTTGTTCATTTTTAAATTATTGTTTTGGGGTTTTAATATGCGGTACATCAATTTGACTAAGCGTGTGATGCAGTAGCTTTTTATGTGAGGCGCGCTCCGGATTAATATCAATTCCACCTCGACGAGCATATAAACACCTTACACTTAATTCTTCTGGGTGAATTGTATCCATTAATCGCTTATAAATAGCTTCACAAATTTCCTCATGAAAATGACATTCATCTCTAAATGATACAATATACTGTAATAGAGAAATAGGATCTACAGTATTTCTACCCTTTATATAGATATAAACATCTCCCCAATCCGGTTGAGATGTAACCCTGCAATTAGATTTTAACAAAGCACTATGATAATAAACTTTATCTGATGGTGCATCTTCAATTTCTTTAAGAAGATTAGGTGTTTCTTTATATACGGAAAATTCTGTATTATCAACAGGGTATTCATCTTCAAGAGTGATATAACTAGGAGTACAATTCTCTCCATGCATCCACTCATCTTTTGCTACAAAAATAGAAGTATCACCTAAAACTCTTTTATTAGAATGGACCTTAACCTCAACGACCATATCGAGCAGCTCGCTTAAATCCTTCCTAGCCATAATGCTAATATTATCGAGAACTACCTCACTAGTCTCACCTAATTTCGTCATATTAAAGGAATTAAAATATAACTTAATAGACTTAGATTCAACAATATATTTACTTTCACAAGGATATACAATTTTAGCTACACCAACAACAGGAAGACCTTCATTAGTAAGAGCTGAAATTTCATAAGCATTCCAAGTATCATTGCCTACAAAAGGTAAATCATCATCCGTAATCCCTAGATGCGTTCTATTAGATTGGCGAGGCTCTCTAACCAGGAGCTTCGGATCATAAGTAGATTTATATTCTGAGGTCTGACCTAGATGTTTACTAACGTTTTTATTATCGAGCTTTACCATATTTAAATTTTAATACCAATGTCATGTTTAGCAAGAGTTGCCCGGACGGTCTTTAACCTGTCCTTAACACTACCTTTTAACGTTACAACCTCGCAATCAAAGTTTTCTCTATGTAAATGCAATTCAAATATATCAATAATTTCTTTCCGGAACGCCTCATCTACGCTTCTTTCACCATCCTCTATCAACTTTACATCCTCCGGAGATGTATAAAAAATAACATCATATTTATCTTTTAAATTTTCCCAAACTAATTCACACGCATCATAACATCGCCTACTGATTTTATCTTTATTGAGTAGCCATAGAGAATATACAATACCGTCTAACGCGCATCGATCAAATATTTGATGCACCCCTCTAATTAGATGATCAGCTCTATTTCTATAAATATTCCGAACATGTTCGGTCATAATAAGCAGCTGTGTTAAATCACCTCCACCTTCGTTAATAGGCATATTATATTCACGCGCTACTAATCTCGTAACCTCTGGTACAAACGTAAATGGATAATCACCATTTTCTGCATGAAGTTTTTTTAGTAAGGTAGTTTTACCTGTACTTTGCGCGCCAGTAAACGAACAAATCATACTTTATTATATAGACGTTCCTTTAAAAAACTATACCAAGCATCAAAAGATGTCTTTCTTAATGCACCGAGATGATCATTCCAGGCACCACCAATTGTTTTTACAGATTTTTCTACCATAACCTCCCCGGCATCTACTTCTGCTACTACTCTATGAACCACGCTGCCAATCTCCGGGTATGAAGCCATATTCTCCCATACACGCTTTTGGGGATCTTTACCTTTTAATTCAGGATATTTTGTTATAAGCCCCGGGTGACCGTTGTATATATTATACTTGTTACACTTATCCGGAGGTACTATTCTCAACCAACCATTTAATGTAATAAGTGTATCGTCGTTATTAAAATTTAAATTTTCTAAAATATCTAACGTCTTTGCTTCTTCTTTATTAACTCTAAAATCAACCTCCACTCTAGAATCAATTTGATCTAATTTAGCGTTAGTTATAACAAAATCTGGTACCCTATTTAATGCTGAAGATAGATCAGCTATCTCAGACCCGGTTTGCGAAAACAGAGCAATCCAATTTGAAAACTTCATTATAGATATGATAACGCCGCCCAGTTAATAAGCAAATGAATAGTATTGTCGCTAGCAACTAATAACCATAATGACAACCATTGTGGAACATCTTTATGATACCCTGTCTCTTTGCAATCTTCCCATTTATGCCAATACTTTTTAGGACCGAGTATTAAATTTTTAGCATAAACAACATACCGAGCTAATCTAAAACGATCAATAAAAAAGTGAGTTATGCAAATTACAGCAAATGCCACGGCAGATGGGTCCAAAATTAAAAAAGGTAACGAATATGTAAGCGCATGCGCTGCAGCTGCTTTACTGCATTTCGTTTTATTAAGTGCCATCCAATCACTCTGAAGGAGATAGTCACCAATTAAATGGAGTATCAGTTGGAGCATTATTTATTATTTTATACCCAAACGGTCATTTTTCAAGAGGTATATTAAATAATTTAGTGGAAGAGTTCTTAAAGTTCGTTACTGATGTCGGTTTCCCTATAGCAGGAGCTATAACATGTGGAGCATTTGTTTTTATTATTCTTAAATTTATACTCAGTGAAATAACAGGCGCTGTAAAAGGTTTAGGAGGAATGATAAAATCATTAGAAAATAGGGTACAGACGATGAATAATGATATAGTAAAAATCGATACATTAGTATCTTACGCTTTTAACAAGCATCCAAATTTAGATAGATTAGCTGCTAATGAAGGAAAGGAGGATGCTAGAAAAGACTAATGAGTGATGAAATAGTTAAAGCTATAAATGATTTTGGATTTCCGATTATTGCAGCATTCGGTTTAGGTTATTTTGTATATTATACATGGAACTGGGTTGTAAAGGAAATAAAACCTGTATTAGATGAATCCACAGGAACGTTAATAGGGCTTATCGATAGAATAAGAATGTTAGATAACGACATGATTCGTCTTAATACAAAAATTCAAATGATTCTTCAAGAGCAAGAAAAAATGCATGAAGAGGAGAGAAGAGAGAATAGGAGAAAAAATAAGCATATTTCAGACACTAGACTCTAGCAATATATATTAATAGAGGTAAATAGTGTTATGAGGTATATTTGGTTAGTATTACTTTGCTGTAGTAGCGCTGCAGCTGATGAATTAAAATTTAAATTTAAATCCCCGTCTTTTAGCGGCCTTGGCTATAGTGCACATAAAATTAATCTAGAAAATATTTCCGCAGCTAGAAAGAAAACAGTTAAGGACGAGCTAAAATCATTAGCAATTCAGGCTAATTTAGCTAATAATAGAAGACCGCTACAGGTGTTCTTAACAAACTTACAGTCACGGATTTATTCAGAGCTTTCTAAGCAGGTTACCGAGCAATTGTTTGCAGATACTGGTTCAGATTCTGGGTCCTTTGATCTTGACGGTAATGTTATTTCCTGGTATAGACTAGCTGATAAAATTAATTTAACTGTAGTTGACACTGATGGTGATCTTACAACAATTTTAATTCCCATTGGATCTCTCCTACTGCCCGAGCCTATTAATGAAGAATCTACTGCTGAATAGTCTTTTAGGCTCGTCGTTGCTACTATATAGTGGATGTGAAACCTTTCAAGGAGGTCCACACGATCCTCCAATAGTTGCTCCCGCGCCCATAGCCGCACTCGTAACTTTAAATAAGCTTCCAGAGCTTGACGGTGAACCTATTTATATAGGTGTAAATAGCTTTAAAGATTTAACAGGTGCAAGAAAACAATCTGATAATTTCGCTAGTTTTTCTGCTGCTGTCTCACAAGGAGGAGAAGCTTGGCTTATTGAGTCTCTTTTAGAATCTAATGGTTGGTTTAAAGTATTAGAAAGAGGCCAACTAGACACTGTAATGAGAGAGCGCGCTCTGGTCCAACAAACTAGAGAAGATTTTACAGATGATGATAATACTGGATTAAAACCGTTGTTATTTGCTGGGTTATTAATTCATGGTGGTATTATTGGATATGATACAAATGCAGTATCTGGCGGAGTTGGAGCTGCATATCTTGGAATAGGAGCTCATGAACAGCATAGAAAAGATGTTGTTACTGTATCGATAAGATTTGTTAGTACTTTGACTAGCGAAATTTTATTATCTTCAACAGTATCGAAGACAATATATTCAACTGCAGTTGGCACAGACGTGTTTAAGTATGTTAAAGATGCTTTAAATCCATTAGAAATAGAATTTGGATTCGCAAAAAACGAACTAGTATCTGTAGCGACTCGAGCAGCAATAGATATGGCTATAGTTGATCTTATTACAAAAGGCGAAAAGAAAAAAATGTGGAAATTTAAAAAATCACCGGCGGTGCCTACAGAAGAAGCTAAAGAGCCAAAAGCAGATAAAATGCCGGTAACCAAGTTAAAAGGATAGATTTTATATAAATATTTTTATGAAAATAAAATCTCTCTTAATAGCTCTACTATTTACTACCGGAGGCTTGCTTAACGCAAGCAATGAAATTTATTTAGATCAAATTGGTAGTGCGGGTATATTTAACATATCTCAAATAGGCTCAGCAAACAATTTAGGTGAAGGTACTAACAGATCCCGAATTGAAGGTGAAGAAGTTATCTTTAACATTGGAACTATAGGTAATGAAAACCTAATTGATATTGATTCAATTGGTAATGAAGAACTAGTAAATATTGAATTACAGGGTGATGCAAATGAGTTTATTTTAGCACTAGAGGGAGATAAAAATGAAGTAAATGCTTTTGTTGCAGGAGATTCTAATAATGTTTTAATCGCTGGTAATGAGGAAGATACACAAAAAGCTACTGTAAATAACGGCTTAATTAACTTAAACGTAGAAGGCGCTTCCAACTCAGTTGATTTGTTATTATTTGATACTTCATATACCTTTACTGATTACCACATCGCAGGTTCTTTAAATGAAATAAGTAGCTATCAAGAAGGTCACGGTGGTCTAATTGGTCACTCTCAACTAGTTGATGTTTTTGGAAGTAGTAACTCTTTATTAGTATCACAAGTAGGCGCTGAAAGCCAATTTATTGAATTATCAATTCTAGGAAATGAAAATGCATACCAAATATTCCAAACCGACGGGGCGTTTGATCCGACATTTATGCCTGAGCAAATTGAAAATAACGTTATACCGTTTAACGAATTTAGCAACCCAGACGGCCCACCACAGGCTGGTAACGAGTAGTTTATTATTCTTATTATTTTTAATACCAGCTTTTGGTGAAATAGGGAATGTAACATCACAAACTAAAGCGGCTCAAATTACTAGAAAGGGTGATAAAATTTTAACTGAGGTTAACACTCCAGTTGAAATGAGAGATTTAATTGAGACCTTAAAAGGTAGAGCTAATATAAAATTTGTTGATGATACTAAAGTTAGCGTTACAGAATACTCTAAGTTATTAATAGACGAGTTTGTTTATAATCCTAACAAAAAAACTGGTAAGTTATCTTTAAAAGCAGCCTTAGGTACTATAAGGTATTCTTCAGGGAAGATAGCTAAAAACTCTAGACAAAATGTAAAAATAAAATCACCTACTGCTTCCGTGTCTGTACGTGGTACCGACTTTACTATGAATGTTCAAGAAGACGGGGCTAGTAGTTTTTTACTCTTACCTTCTACTGACGAAGCTGGAAATTCATATGTTGGTTCTATTGATGTATCAACCCTCGGCGGTACAGTTACTTTAGATAAAGCGTACGAAGCAACAACTGTAACATCTGCTATAGCAGCACCAACCCCACCTCAAGTTATAAAGCAAGATGGTCCTGGAGCAAAAGAAGACAAAAAGAAAGATAACTTAGAAAGAGAGAAAAAGCCTGGGGATGATAAAAAAGATAACCAAGATTTTGACGATTTTAAAATAAAAAGAAAAGAAAAACAAATTATGAATAAGTTTTTAAAAATGGACGACGGTAGATATGTTTTCTTTTCAAAAGATAAAGATAATATGATTTCTTTAATAGTTGAAGATGGCAGTAACGTTACTGTTAATTACGATAATAAAGGGAGTATAATTAATGCAAAATTTAACTCAGGTAATAATGTTCAGTTTAACATTAAGCAGCAATGAAGATTTTTAATATTAAAAACTATCTAATATGTATAGCTATTACTATGCTAATGGTAGTGCTTCGAATGATCGACCCTTTCTTTATTGAAACTGCTCGTTTAAAAGGCCTTGATTATTATCAAAATAAGCAAGAAAAAGTTAAATCAGAAAATATAGCTATTATCGAAATAGATGAAAGTAGTCTAGATGAATATGGTCAGTGGCCATGGAAAAGAGATTTAATTGCTAACGGCATTATTAAAGCGTTTGAGAGTGGTGCTCAACTAGTTGTCATTCCTATTTTATTCGCTGAACCAGATAGGCTCGGCGGTGATAAAGAATTAATAAGCGTATTAGACCAAGTTCCGGTAATTATAGGACAGTCAGCAAGTACAAAAGGTAAAGGAACACCGGTGCCAAGGGGATTGGCTACAATAGGAGAAAGCTTAGATAATTGGTTATTTGACTACCCTGAAGCTATAGGACCTGTTAAAGGGTTAGGAGAATCTGCAGCCGGGGTAGGTATGATATTAACAGCACCTGAACTCGATGGTGTAGTTCGTAGAATGCCGTTGGTTATACAAATAAAAGGTGAATCATATCCAACCGTCCCATTAGAAGTAATAAGATTATTTGCCGGCCAGGAATCTTATCAAGCTAAAGTAGGGTTAGGAGGTGTAGAGGCTATAAGGGTCCCTGGATTTGACCCAATAACCACAGACGAAAATTCTCGTATTTGGTTAAACTTTAAGTATGAATTTGATAAAGTATCCTTTAAAGACGCTGATTGGTCTATAGTAAAAGATAAAATCGCGGTATTAGGACTCACCGGTGAAGGCCTTGCTAATACAATAGCTACTCCAGTGGGTATTAGATACGGACATGAAGTTAATAGTCAAGCCTTACAAATGATTATTGATGAATCTAGATTACAACGTCCTACAGAATCGACCATTTTAGAAGTCATTATTACAGCAGCCTTCTGCTCCCTTCTTATCCTTGGTGCTCTTTGGTTATCCTATATGTTTAGCTTAGTGGCCATACTAGCATCTCTAGCTGCTGGACCTATTATAGGCAACATGTTATATAGTAATAACGGGTGGTTAATCGATTATACTTGGCCATTTGCTTGTGTATTTGTAACCTGGGCCTGTGCTACTTTTATTAGATTTATAAATGAAAATAGATCTAAACAATTAATTAAAAAACAATTTGAACACTATTTAGCTCCACCCATTGTTAAGCTTTTGCAAAAAGATCCTTCCCAATTAAAGTTAGGAGGTGATACTAGAGAGCTCTCTATACTCTTTAGCGACCTTAGAGGGTTTACAACTATTAGTGAGCATTTTAAAACTAATCCCCAAGGCCTTACAGAACTAGTTAACCGGTATTTAACACCTATGACTGGCTGTGTAATCGATCACGAGGGTACTGTTGATAAATTTATCGGTGACGCATTAATGGCATTTTGGAATGCTCCTGTAGATATAAAAGACCATAAGGTTCATTCTATACAATGTGGTTTAAAAATGTTTGATTTATTAGCTCAATTAAACAGGGAGGTAATGAAAGAAGGAATTGATGAATTAAAAATTGGAGTTGGTATTAATACAGGAGATGTTGTTGTTGGTAATATGGGATCAGAGCAAAGATTTGATTATACCTGTCTAGGTGATGCGGTAAATTTATCTTCTCGATTAGAGGGCCAGACTAAAGAATATAAGGTAGGTTTAATAGTAGGACAGGGTACAGTCGAAGGTATAGAAGATAAGTTTAATTTTGTAGAGTTGGATAAAATAGCTGTTAAAGGTAAAAAAGAAGGTGTTCGAATCTTTGCTGTATTAGAGGATACTAGTTATGCTAACCACAGCGGAGATGTTACACATCATAATACATTTTTACAATATTATAGAAGCAGACAATGGGGCAGGGCTATAAAACTGGCTGAACTTAATAAACTTACCTACCCGGAACTAAGGGAATATTACCAGATGATGGAAGCTAGAATAGCTCATTTAAAAGAAGATGATCCGGGAGAAGACTGGGATACAATCTTTAGAGCTACTTCGAAATAATGTATGAAGCAAGCGCCCATGCCGGGGCGACCATTAAACCTGTTCCAACTAGCCACATTAATATATACAACAAAAAACGTTTGATGGAATTATTTACTAGCGGAAAAAACTCTCTATCGTTTGCTCGAGTTATAATCGTTTGATGATTATCTTTCACTTATTATATTTAGTGTCAAATAAGTTTTTTGAACTCTTCAACGTTATATAGTATATCTCCTTCTTGCTCCACATTAAGTTCTGCATTAATAAGATCTGCCAGTAGTACAGAAGGCTTTTCAAGCAAGCCAATGTCTTTATAATATCTCTTATTAAGAACCCCAGCAACAACTGGATTTGATGTATCAAGTGATCTAATGCTTTTATCCGATTTATAATGCGTAAATTCACTAGCTAACGAGCATCCTAGGAGATGGTGTGGTTTACTATAATCCCATATACCATCTTCCTGAAGCATATTAATAAAGCGTCTCCTACCCTTACTTTGTTCACCTAGAATCCACATTGGGTTATTATAAGAAATTGTTTGGTACCAGGAATAATCAAAAGAGATAGCAATATAGTCTGCATTATCAGCCATATATTTATAACACTGTGCTAACTCTTGATATGTTTTACCTTGCACAACACCTATCTTTAACCCGGGTAACCCTGGATGGTCCATACGAAACTTATGAAATGAGGACACAGTTTGTGTACAATCCTCTAATACATCAGGTACAACATAATAAGTAGGTTCCAACTCATTAATATATTTAGCAAACTTCTTTGGATCGAATGATTTACCTAATTCAAAAATAGAATTATCCAATAAAACCTCTCTACCTAATGTCTTAGAAACTTTAAAAAAGTTATAGTATTCAGGCTCAGTTTCAAATAAATGCACTAAAGCATAATCATAATCATTATAAGTACGAGACTTATCTAGCATTGATATGGGAGATTCATGACTTACAAGCATACCTTATTATAGGTACTTGAGTTAAAGATTCAACGATTAAATATATTTGTGAGTGTTTATGTAAGGGGTTCCAATAAAGGAATTGAATATAAGAGAGACGATCAGTCTTTTTTTAAAGGCACTGTAGTAAAAAATAACGACCCCGAGCAATTGCTTCGCGTAAAGGTATACATTCCAGAAGTATCTAACCAGCCTCTGGGGAACTGGCTTCAATCATTTTCTGATAGTAGTATTAATGTACGTTTTCCTGGTGTAAATAATCCTTCTGATAACTGGTCAGATACTAAAATTTTTGAAGAAATGTCAAAATTTATACCATGGGCTGAGCCAGTAGTACCTATTTTAGGTGAATATGGACCGATGCGTTATAACGGCCCGGGTGAAATTGGTACAGCTTCTGATACTAATTTTAAAGAAGGATTTCAAACAAACGATGAAAAGCCGCCTAATATTGAAGAGGGTTCTTTTGGACCTGCTTTTGCATATGAAAATCAGGAAACAAATATTGGAGATGCTTTTACAGACCCTACTAGTAATTTCACTGTAAATAACAATCCGTATGGACAAGACTTTCAACCAAATAATTATAATAATGCCCCTGCAGGTACTTTTGGGGTCCCGAGAGTAGGAGCGCAAGTGTGGGTGTTTCACTATAGAGGTGATTTAAACTTCCCTGTATACTTTGGCGGAAGAGTGAGTTATAGGGAAACTGGGCCTATATTTGCTGATGCACCTACAACAGGCGATGGACCAGCACCAAGTCAAGATTACCCAGACACCTTTGAAAACAAACCAGCTACAGTTTAATGAGTAAAGAAACCTCAACAGAGCAAGAGTATAGAAATAAGTTTGTCTGGAACCAACGCGGTGGGGCACTTGAGATAGTAAACTCTACAGATAGGGAAGCAGTAAACATATCACACTTTTCCGGATCAAATGTTAAGTTAAATAACATGGTTAATAGTGAGTTGGCTGCTAATAACAAACAAGTTAAAGTTAACAATGATAGTTTTGAGACTGTATTAAATGATAAGAATGTATATACAGGAAAAGATTATATAGAACGAGTTGTTGAAAATACGTATAAATACAAGGGGTTTAGCAATCAAGATGAAATTGATGCAGTTGACGAATGGAAAGAGTTATACAGACCAATAGCAGAAAAAAACTCGCAATTTGAAATATTAAGAGGAGGTAAAAGCTATCCAAACGGTGTTACAACTCCTCAGGCTGGCGGCAGGGCGCCGAATTCAACTATTAGTCAAGAGCATTACATTATTAATGACCGGTGGCCGGGCTACGGGCTACCGCCAGTTGTTAATGGTGACATAAATGAGGTTAATAGGTATACACCGGTAGCTCCTATTGCAAACCCGGGTGTATTGTTTGGAGTTAACCCCACTATTGCTGATATTAATACAGGGTCTGGTGCAGGTGGATATGCTTCTAATGCTGATGGTGTAACAAAATACGGCCCCGGAGAGAACGCAGCTACTGAAGGAGGGCAGTGGTCCGCTAACCCAGCTCATCAAAGTTTACCGGAAGACCTTTTAGCATTGCAAGAGCAACTTAACCCTGTTGAACAGCGAATGGGTAATGGTGGCGACGAAGAAGAGTTTACATATAGAAATAAAGTCGAAGTAGTTGGTGCTACTACAAACGACTACCCATCTGTTCGTATAGACCCTGAAGGTAGATCTCAACCTTCTGAGGTAAATGTCGGTATTGATACATCTTATGTCAATGTAGATAGTGTCCCACATGTGGAAGAGGTTGATAATTCATCTGCCTTTCCAGTAGGTAACTATACACTAAATGTTGGAAATAAATATAATGTAATAGTTGGTTCTGGAGGTATGCAGCTCAAGACAAGTGGGCCAGTAGAGATTGGTGGGACGTCAATAAAAGTTTCTGCACATAAAATTAATTTACAATCAGCAGCCGGGGTAAACATTTCAAGTGAAAATGTTGTCGAGCTTCAATCAGCAAAAACCATTTCTTTAAGATCAAATAGACAAATATTAGTTGAGCCTAGTTTAGGAGTTAAAAATAATACTATTGTTGGTGGTTCAACTTACACGGAAGGGGAGACATATTTACACCATGTTACAGCTCCTGCTGAAACTCAACAAACAGAAGACACAATATTATATGCAAAATTATTAAAAGGGTTAAAATTTAAAGCTAAAATAAGCGGCTTTTCCACATGGGAGGAGTTATGGAACGGATCAACAACAGCAACACTTACGCTAAAAGAAGATAGCAATTATAAAATTCAAGCTCCACCACACAGTCACCACTTTAAGAATTTACCTCTTAGACTAACTGACGGTAACCAAAGTGTAAGAACAATAGCGCAAGGGGAAGGTATTAATATTAATGGTTATCAAGCACAAGCACAAATAATAAAGCATGAAAAGAAACAACCCACAAATGTTGCTCAACCACCGAGAGCATTAACCATTGATGACGCTTTCCTTGATCCACATGATAGAGAAAGACTAAGAGAAAATGGACGAATAAATCCTGAACCGCCAGACATTCCAAAAGACGGTTCAAATACAATTAGTTAATCTCGTCAACAAGACCTAATTCTAGACACGTTTTACTATCAAACCAAAGATCGTGCTTTAATATCTCATTTAATTTTTTCATAGGCACATTGGTATATACCTTATAAATCTCTTTTATAGTGCTCATTAAGTGTGAGTTATTTTCCATATCATCTTCCAACTCATTATACTTGCCATAAGCTCCAGAGCTTAACTGATGTATAAGCATTTTGGAATATCTCCCCATTGATCTCTTTGTACACACGACAGATATAATAGTTGCTGCTGATGCTGCTGCTCCTTCGACAATAGAGTGCACATCACTCTTTAAATTCCGGATAACATCAACAGTTGCGAGACCGGCAAAAAGAGAACCACCATAAGAATTAATATGCAATCTAATGACCGGTTTGATATCTAAAAACACCCCGGTGATGGAAAGTTTTTTATCGAGTTCATATAATGCCGCGTTTAATTCAAGTGCATTAGCTTCTGTAATATCACCATAAAAATATAAATTATTTTCTATTACTTTCGTAACAGAACCACCGGAGGAAGACGCGGTGTTAATAATATATTGATGACCGGAGTGCTCTTGTTGTTCTTCTTGAGTATCCTCTTCGTTTTGATATTTCCACTTCATAATATTTAGCCTTGACATGAAGCGCAATTAAGAATATTTCTTGCCAGCTCTTGAGCAGGGTTAGCACTCCTCTGATAGTATAATGACTTAATACCACTTTGCCAGGCATAAATTAATAATTCACTTACTTCTTTTGGCTTAGTATTTGGCGGGATCATTACATTTAAGGACTGCCCTTGATCAATATATTTTTGCCGCATTGCTGCTTGAATAATTATTTCTCTTTGAGATATCTCTCCAAATGTTTTAAATATGCCTTTTTCCTCGTCGGATAGAAATTTTAAATGTTGCACACTACCTCCGTGTGTGAGAATACTCTTCCATGTACTAGGATCATTTTTTCCTTTTTCTTCTAAAAGCTCAACTAAATGTGGGTTACGGTAAGTAAACTTACCCTTGGCTAAATCTTTTGTGAAGTAGTTAGAATTTAATGGCTCAATACACGGTGACACCTGTCCAAGAATAAAAGAGCTGCTTGTCGTTGGGGCAATTGCCATAGTGGTGACATTGCGAATACCATACCCTTTGCATAGCTCAGGTTCACCAAATAACTCTGCAAGCTCTCTTGTAGCTCTATCACACCTGTCTTTTATCTTAACAAATATTTCATTATTAGTTGCCTTAGCTACTAGTGATTCAAACGCAATTCTTTTAGATTGTAAATATGTATGCCATCCAAGAACACCAACTCCAAGCGCCCTTTGTCTAACAGCAAAATTATGCGGAGCTTCCATAAATCTAACCCCTTTGGTCTTTTTAATAAATTCAGACATTACCGCATCTAAAAAATAAACTAATGTTTCAATAGCATCTGTCTCTTTAATTTCATCCCATTTGACTAAATTAAGAGAAGATAAATCGCAAACAAACGATTCATCCTCCTCTGAAGAAAGAAATATTTCAGTACAAAGGTTACTTGCATGAATCCTTTTGCCTTTATCTTTATAAACTTGTGGAGCATTATCATTAGCAGTATCAGTCCAGAAGATATATGGATAACCTGTCTCATATCGTTTCCTTATTATCTTGCCCCAAATTTTTCTCTTTTCTTTATCACCATCTACTACAGCATGCATCCACTTATCGGTAATACATACACCTGTAGATATATCTTGAATATTGTCCCCTTCAGATCTTATTCTTAAGAACTCCTCAATATCGGGATGTTCAACCGGTAAATAAGCTGCAAAGGACCCTCGTCTAACATTGCTTTGTGACACATAGTTTATAAGGGCATCAAAGACTGTAAGCTGGTGATGAACACCAGTCGCACTGCCTCCAGACGATATGGGAGCCCCCCTGTGCCTAACGGCTCCGAAATAGCCCGAGGTTCCCCCGCCTACTTTAGACATTGTACCTACTTCTGAAACTTTATTAAGAATTAGCTCCATATCATCTGGAATATAAGTCCCATAACATGAAATAGGCAGGCCTCTCTTTTTACCAAAATTAGACCAAATAGGAGAAGAGAGAGAATAAAACCCTTTAGACATATAGTCTGTAAACTTATCTGAAAATCCTTTAATACCTAAATATTTCTCCGCAGAATCAGCAATAGTTTGAATTCTTTCTTCTGGTGACTCATCCCCTTCTAAATACCCACGCTTAAGAAATTTTCTAGAATCTCCGTTTAGCCAGCTATAAGTTTTCATTAAAATAGATCCTCTTCTGAAAATGATTGATTTTTCTTAGAGTATTCTGTAGGTCTCGTATGAAAGAAGTCTGCCATATTATTGCCAAGTAACTCCTCTTCAAACCACATTGTACTGGCTAAAGCATCATTATCAACTTCAAAAGGTGCTTTAAAACCTATTTGTTCTAAAGAACTAATAATTCTATTTTTTATAAATCCCTTTAAAACACCTGCGTTTAGCCCTTCTTCCTCATACCCATTTACCATCCAATCAACAATTTTACTCTCCGCAGATAATGCTTCTTGTGCTTCATGTAAAATTCTCTCTTCTAGCCCTTCATCAAAAAGTTCAGGCAGCTCTTCTCTTATAGTATTAATAATTTTAATACCTACAAGTGCATGAATATTTTCTTCATTTCTAGTATATTTTACTTGTTGGTCTGTATCTTTAAGAACATTTTTATTCCTAGCAAACCAGTTAACAATGTAAAACTGAGAGAATAAAGAAACATTTTCAACAAAAAGAGTAAACAAAATTAAAGCGTATAGGTATTGTTTCTTGCTGTCTTTATAAAACCTATGTGTGTATTTACGTAAATAATTTACTCTGCCCTGTATCCATTCAAGCTTAAGATTTTCTTCAAAGACCTCTTCTAGTCCGAGAATATCAAGAAGCCTTTCATAAGCATTGTTATGAATAACTTCTGTATTAGCCATAACATATCCTAAATCAGCTAACGATGGGTGCGGTAAGTTGTCTCCTAACTTTGCCCAAAATGTCTTAACCGCAACTTCTATTTGACCGATAGCTGAAAGTGTCCTAACTATAATTTCTCTTTCCTGTTCTGTCAACTCAACTTTAAATTGTTGAATATCTGATTTAAAAGAAAATTCTTTATCAGTCCAAAACCCATTATGCATCGCTTCAATGAACTGATCCGTCCATGGATACATGTTAGGCTTTCTAGATACCTGCTCCGTAAATATAGTGTTCCCGTCCATTCTTTATTAATATATAAAGGTTAAACAGGTATAGTGGTCTTAAGACCACCACCGGGTAAAGAAAAAGTCTTTACTTGCTTTTTACCATGACTTTCAACCGTAACAGTCATAAGGTTGCCTGCCATATAAGGTTGCGAAACAATACTACCGCCTACAGTAATAACTCTATATAATTTTCCTGTACCTGCTTCAAATATTCTAACTGTACTAGTTGAGCCCTGCTGTGCGATAAATTGTTTACTCTTGTTCATAGTTTCTGATATTATTTATAAAGCTAGTCACTTGAGGATCAGATTTATGTGTCGCAAAGTTCAAAGTATTTGAAATCTTTTTCGCAGTTTGCGAAGCTTGAATTTTATGAAACTCGATAAGTTCTGCAATCTCTCGAGATTCAAGTCCCGGAAGATCTTCTTCATCGACATTTAATATGTTTCTTATCTCTTGTATAGAATATCCTTTGTTTAAATAATTCTTTGCTTTTTGTGTAATAAAATACTTTTTAAGGTTTACTTCATCAACATAATCAGCTACTTTTTTTGCATAATAATCCTGACTATATGTATAGCTTTTCCCTGTGATCATGCATGTAATCTTTCTACTTGCCATAATACTATTATAATCTATTCCCATGGGAATACAATCCACTTATCATCAGAAACTACAAGCCCGTAATGATGTAAGAATTCTTTATGTTTCTCCTTGGTAAATATTGTTGTACACTTTGCTTTAATATTTGCTAGTGTTAGTTTACTCCAAATATATTGCATTGTGTCCCCTGTATCACATATATCATCAACAACTAAAACATGCGGGTCAACCTCCTTTAAAGCCTTAAGATCATTAAAATGGACAAATTGATGGACTTTAAATTTATCTGTCTTAGTAGTGTCTTCATATGAGCTAATAGCATAACTTAATAAAGGCACATCAAGCACATAACTCATTATTGTAGCGGGTATCAACCCACCTCTCGCCAATCCTACAACATGGGTAAATCCTTCCTCTTTAAGTCTATCTGCTATAGTTCTAGCGTAAAAATTGATTTCATCAAAAGACACATTTATCTTCTCCATACAACAATTATAACATTAACCTTTTATTTTTCAATCAATTGTATTAAATATATACGTGAGCAACGACTTTGAAAACATACAAATGATTTATGAAGGCTTTCGAGGCCAGCATGCATCATTGCGGAGTTACGGGCCTAATATGAAGTGGGCCCCAGGTGATGCCCCTCCAAATCAAACGTTATCGAACATGCCTGGTCACTTACCACTTGCTAGCCCTGACTCCGGCCTCAGGCGCCCGGCTGCCGGGGAAGGCGCACTCCAAGGCTTAACTACTCCAATAGATGAAGAAGTTCCAGAAAGGGAAATTTCCAACTTAGAGGTGCTAGAAAAAATAGAAGAGCTCCAACAAGAAGCTGAAAATGAAGGGATGGAGTATGCCATACTGCAGTTATCTAGATTAAGAGAGCATGTCATCTCTCTTTCTCATTAGGGTACACTTTATAAAGTAATATATAATTTACTAGATATATAAGGTAGCAAGTAGCGCTAGAATAAAAAGCGAAAAGTATATTGTTATAAGCTGGAGCATAAGTGCCAATTAACAAACCTGTCCAGAACCCTGTACAAAAAGAGCAACTTAATAGCTCTTTAAAAAATTTAATTTTTGTAACTTTGTCTCTTATAAAGTTAAAAACTTTAGCCTCCATCAATACATAACAGAGACCGTATGATGCTAAAGTATAAAATGTTAGATCAGCCACAAAGCAACTTTTCGTCACCGTCGATAGTGGTAACAGCATCACCCATTAACTTAAGTTCTTCTTTCTTAACAACGATGGTATTACCTTCGTCATCTGTAACCTTGTAATGGTCTTCATCAATTCTTTCAACGACAGGGCATCCGGCTTTTCCACAGCATATCTTAACACTAGTTTCTGTCAGTCTTGTAATCATATAATTATTTATTAAGAACTGCCTCTAATTCACTCCTTATTTTGTCTTCCGCACGGGTATCTGGATCATCTTTTCTACCCGGAGATATTGCTCTATGCGTAGTAACTGTTGATAAATCTTCTGGCCATCCCCACTTTTCAAATCTAGGTACTAACCACTCAACAGCAGAAGCAACTTCATCATCAGTTAACTCTCTGGTATTTGTATTACCACTAAAAGCTAGCCCCAATAAAAACCCATTACAATTTGTCCTACCATTAAAACTAGATTTACCTGCATGCCAACATCTACGATCATCATCTGCAAAAATAGTTCTTTCACCATTTGTATCAATTATACAATGATAAGATACTTGTGATTTAGATTGGCATATCCAACTAACAGAACCACCATAAGAGCCTGAGGAATGATGGAGTACTACACCCTCTGGTCTAATTCTCGATGAAGAAATATTTGGTGATGGCTTATTAACCTCCGGATAACTACCGTCCACGGCACTTGATGTTACTTGCGGCACCGCCGGTTGCTCACTTAAGCCTAATGCTTCAAGAATAGTGTTTGCTGTATTTGGACCATAAGCTCCGTCTGCTAAAGAATCTGTTCTTTTCTGTATTACCTTAGTCAACTCTTCTTTTGTAAAACCTAATTTACCTATAATTTTTAAAGCGGTGTTTTTTCCGTATACACCGTCTGCTGTTGCTCCAACAGCTTCCTGTATTTTCTTTGTCGTATCTTTAAGTGCCATAAAAGTATTTATTTAAAAAGTTGTAAATTACACTCAGGCAAATAAATACTTTTATGGATATGATACTTGACTTCATTAGTGACAAACCTTGGTTTGGCGTAATCGCAGCTGTAATTGCTGCAGCCGCGGCTTTTTGTGCCGCCACCCCTACACCTTCTGCAGGGACATGGAAAGCTAAAATTTACGGAATCGTTGAAGTTTTAGCTCTTAATATTGGAAAAGCTAAAGCTAAAGCAGAAGTAAAGGAAGCTGTAACAGACGTTGTTAAAACGGCTACTAAAAAAGCTACTAAAAAGTAACTAGTAATTATGGCTGGTGGTTTAATAAAGGGTGTTTTAAGAGCCTTAGTTGCTTATTTAGAGCTAAGGAACAAAACACACTATCACCGTGTAGTTACTGAATCTAGAAATAAACAGAAAAAATTAATCAATGAAATTGAAACATTACGCACTGCTGGTGATGTCGATTCTAACGATAGGGCTGACCTCTTGCGAGACGAGCTCCTCGACGAAAAGCGGCACCTTAAACATTTATCAGCCTTCTACCTTAAATCTTGCGGCGGGGACGCCGATTCAGAGTAAAAAGGGTGTATATACACCTCAAACTGATGAAGTCTGGCATTCCGACTCACGCTTTCGAAAATTAGAGCGCCAGCTTTATTTTGGAAATAGTGGTAAATAATGGGTAAGGGTAGTAAAGAAAGACCGCGGTCTGTGCCTTATGATGAGTACGCCAGACGGTGGGAGGCTATTTTCTGTGAAAAAGAAGAAGAAGAGGCGGAAGTAGAGCCATGTCCTTGTGGCGAAGGTGAATGTTGTGAGTGATTTAGAGCTAATATTTCCACAAGATCTTAAAATGTGGGCTAAAAGCGCCGGCCGTAAATTCTCAGAAGCACAAGATAAGCTAAAAGCCCTTTCCTCTGAAGGAGTAACAGCAAGTGCCTACTGGGATAATGATCACAATATTGTAGTACTTTCTGATGATAATGTAATTAGAGAAACATATGGCTAAAAAGAAAACATGTACCTGGAAGGTCGACACGGCGACACCTAAAAAAACTAGACAAGGTGTTAGTAGAAATTCAAAAGGTCATAAAAAATATCGAGGTCAAGGCGGTCGACCAAAACGACGTAAGAAGTAGCGGTATATTACTTACTTTAACGCTACAACAGCGTCTCCGTTGAATCTCCTAGGAGAGCAATAGAGCCTCTCATCAATTAGATAATCATAAAAAAACGCCCTTGGATTAATCCAAGGGCGTCGTGGTTTTAATATTTATTTTTTAAATTAATTAGAACTTAAAAGAAACACCAACGCGCACTTGCTCATCAGTATCTTCAGCGTCAAAATCATAACCAAAGGTGTAGGTTGCAAAAACAGCTTTACCATCTCCTAAAGCATAAGAGATACCAGGTCCGATGCGAACATCAAATCCAATACTGCTAGTATCAAGCCAATTTAGCCCAATGCCACCGGTTGCAAAAACCGTTGCAGCACCGAAGGTATACGCATCATACGATACGTTAACATCCCCGAGGACGTCATCACCGTTAACTCCAAGAGCTAGCTCAAGACCGAGATCTACACCAGCAAGTGTAATAGGAGTGGTTGCACCGATCGTAAGAGCAGGATCACTACCATTAGTAGTGGTAATACCAGCCTTAAGGTCAGCAAATTCAACACCGGCAACAGTTGCTGCAGTAGCCGGTCCGACAAATGCAACACTAGCCAGGGCAAGTGCAGCAAGTAATGTAGTTACTTTTTTCATATACATGTATTTATTATAATAACAGAAATTTCAATTGCAACACCTTAATTTTTATTTTTAAGACTTTCTTAAATTTAAGAAGGAATAGTATAGGAAGTATCAGCTTCAGGAGTATCAGCAGCAACTGAGAGAGATAAAAACTCCGTCGTCCATTCATCCACAGTACATAAAGTCTCTAGCTCGGCTCTAGTAAAATCTGCCGCAGGTTTGGAAGCCCCTAGCCTCTCTATAATAACACCATTAGGGCAATGACCTGTATATTCTTTATATAAATAATCTGAAGCTCCGGACACACCGCTTTGGAAAGCCATTGTTAATTCCCATGTATCAACTTGGCGCCGTAAATCACCTGAAGGTACAAACGGTACAGCTTTAATTAATGTTTTTGTAACGGCCATATTATTATTTAAGTTGTACTTGCAAGTATACCAGCATTACGTTCCATCCTTTTTACTACCCCGTCTCTCCCTCTCTTTTTCCGTTTTTTATATTCTTGATGGTCTAGATATTTATTTGCAGCTTTTACATTCTCCCCCTTTTGTAATAACTCTACCCAATCCATGTCCGGTAAGAGATCACCTCTATAACTAATGTCTAATAATACAGCTGCTTGCTGATCAGATAAATCATTTAAAGTTAATCCAAAAATATCCTTTACACGGTTCAAATGAAAGTCTAATTTATTGTTAAAGAGCTTTTCTGCAAATCGCGGAGAAATAGAATTACCATACTTGCTTATCCATTTCTGTTTTGCAGTCTTTGAACCGTCACCTATTTTATGACCAATACCAATAGTATATACACCAACATCATCTGTATAAGGTCTTAGAAATTTCTTATTACGTGGATCGCTTATATCTGTGCCATATATTTCAACCGGCTTAATTAAATTGCTAGCGATGCTTAATATATCAGAATCAGATTTATCTGGTGGTATATCTTCTACTGCAGGCCTTGTCTTGGTAGCTGTTCTTGGCTCCGGAGGAGTATACCCGTTTTTATTTCTCGCGTCATATTGTTTAAGATACTCTTCAGCTGCTCTATGAAAGCTTGTTGATGAAATAATGTCTTCAGATGCCTGTACAGCATTAATTTTTTGCTCTATGGATTCAGGTCTTTTATCTAAATAATCCTGTATTTTATCTGCTGAAAATGGCGCAGATCCTATAGCTATTAATCCAAGAACTATCTCTTTCATATTTTCGTCAAATTGTTGAGTCACGTATATATTTATTATAGAGCGGTTCCTATTGGTGGAGGTGAGGGGGATCGAACCCCTGTCCATCAAGCCATCAATATGACCGTCTACATACTTAGATATATTCTATTTTAAGGATATATGGTCATACCAACCAATCCTATATTTCTTTTAATTAGTAATACTCTAATCTAACTGGTTTTACATTGATCGTTAGCTAACAACAACTCATTCTGTTACCCAAATATTTTATGAGAATCCATATTTGTTTTCTTTAGGCAGCCATGAGGACTTCCTCTTCAACCAAGAACTCGTCAGGGTTGTTAAGGATGTACTCTGCTTGCAAAAGAAGGTCTGCTTCTTCGTGTTCTGCAGTTATGGTGTTTTAATCGGCTTTTAACGTGGCCAACCGATTAACCACGGTATGCGGGTCATAAATCCAAATTAATGTCGAATCCAAGACACCCCCAAGTTATTTAATGCATGAGCAGGATAGAACTGAACATCCACATGTTTTTTCACACTTACAGAGAGCGGTTAGTCCTACTTTTTTTTAGCAGGCTTTTTGCCGTGTGGCTTGCGACCTTCTGGCTTACCAGGCTTGCCGTGTGGCTTGCGACCTTCTGGCTTACCAGGCTTGCCGTGTGGCTTGCGACCTTCTGGCTTACCAGGCTTGCCGTGTGGCTTGCGACCTTCTGGTCTAGGGCGACGACCTTCTGGACGAGCACCTCTTCGACTTCTCCATTCTTCAGCAATAGCTTTCTTTTCTTCAGCGCTAATTTTACCATCTCCGTCTTTGTCAAACTTCTTTAAAAACTCAGCTTTACGAGCTTCACCAGCAGCTTTACGCTCTTCAGCACTTAGCTTACCATCTCCGTCTTTGTCAAACTTTTCAATCAACTGCTTAATTCCAGGGTGATGTCGATGTTTTCTTCCTTCTTCCTCTTCAGGAGTCCCACTTGCCGTGGCAAGTCCAGCTAATACTGCAATTGCAGTAAATAATTTAAGTTTCATATCTATATTTATTATACATAATGTTTTCGTAATGTCAACTATGATGATAATTGTTGTAGTCTTTTCTTAGGAATATCTAAACCAGACACAATTGTATACAGTCTTAAGCTATCTTTGTTGTCTTCATATATACCTCTATGTACTGTAGCTTTAGGACATACAGATCCTAAGGTATCAAATCCATAAGATAGACTATCCATTAAACCTGGAGTGTTTTCCATAATATCTTTACTACCAATAGCTACACAAGCAGCTACTTTAGCGTCTGATAATTCTACATCTGTTAATAATGTTTTCTCAAGATTCGACTTTATAGCAGCTGATACTTTTTGTTCATCTTCAAACTCTTTAAGCTTTGCTACACCAAGCACCATAACGCCGCCACACCTTAATACACTAGCATAATCCGTCGGATCAAAAGACGTATATGGTGAAGGGTTACTTGTTAATACATTAAACACATGAAAGAGACCTGATATAGTATTATTAACTGTTGGCCAAAACTGCTTCACTGTTAGTCCTTTATATAACCTTTCTATCTTTGAATTGTCAATAATTAAGAGAGGTGAAATAGAATCATTCTCAGCATAGTCACCTACTGTCTTGAGAACCTTATGTGCATTACTGGAGACTATGGGAGACGTTGCTTCACCTCTAGTTGGTAGTGACATTACTACACCAACTCTTTCGTCTGGATTATCATGTCCAATATACTTCATGTACTTTTTAGCGATATCAATTAGCACTAAAGAAGAACCAGAGCCGCTACCACCGCCAGCTCCAACACAGACAAACACATGGTCTACATTGTTACCATATACTTTACGCATAAGATCAAAGATATTCTGCTTATACTTGTTAGCAGCTGCATACCCTTTTTCCATATCCTTACCAGCACCTTGTTCACCAACATCTAGTAATAATTTTTGTTCTTTCGGAATATCTAAACCATCTAAGTCATGGTGCGAGGTATTAACAGCGATGCATTTTTTATAACCTCTATCATAAAAAGCCTTAGCAATTCTACCGCCGCCTTGACCAGAACCAATCCAAGCAAATACCTGTGAACCGCCAGATTCATCTTCTACTGCTGTTTCTTCTTCATCTGGAATATCAAAATCTTCTAAATCTATATCTGGGATTTCTAGGTCTGGAATACTATCCAACACAGGAATATCATCAACCGGTTCTGTTTTTTCTAAGGGGATACCTACAGCCTCTTTATCATCTTCGTCGCTCATATAATATATTTATTTAAAAACTGGATCAAGCAAGAGGTCAACAAACCTTTTTATTGTTTTATATATTTTAGATTTTGTTGTAAACCCCCATCGCTTCGGAGCCTCTTTACGTATAAAAGATCTAAAATCCGTACCCATTTCAGATTGTCTAGCATACCAATCACAGACCATTTCAGCCACCTGTGCATCATTCATAGCAGCAATACCGTCTACATGATACTCCGGGTGGTGATCATTTGTTTGCTGATGCTGATGTATAGCTAATTTTAAAGCTGTTTTATCTTCATCTCTATGGAGAGTATCCCATTCTATTCCTTGAAACTTTGATAAATCGTGCCTACTGCAGCGCTGTAATAACCTTCTAGCTAGCTCTAAGTCATTATCAGCTTCAGCGTTATCAATAAGCCGCGTAGCTAATTTAACAGCGGCTGCTCTTACAGCCCGGGTGTGCTCCCATACAGATAATAACTTTCTTCTGTATTCTTCCCTGACTTCAAGTGGGAGTGTAGATGGTCCATCATTTTGATCTTTGTCCATAACATGACGAATTAAATTGCTTTAGTGCCTGCAATGAAGGCGTCTTTAATTATACTATGGATATTTACCCCACCAGCTGCAGTAGGTACATTATCTATAATAGTTTCTAGATATTGTTGAGCTTGATGGCTAGCAGTTTGGTTCTTTAACTCTAATACATCAATATATTTACTTACAACCGCACTACCCGGTCCTACATCTTGACCTGGCTGTTCTTCTTCCTCGGTAGTCTCTTCCCGTGGGTCAGATGTATGCGCATAAGGAGGTCGCTTAAATTTTTCTTTAGCTGCTTGCTGATTTAAAAGCCGCTTCCATTTTGGAATATCATAATCATGCTCCTCCTCTTCACCGCGCTCATCCTTTACTTGTTGTTCGGTTAATGGCCTCTCCCTACCAGCAGGAGTATACATCTCCGTATAAACATTCGAAAGGTCATTAACATAACGAGGATCTGTCATATTAATATTTATTCTCTAAGAATAAATTAAACCCAAGGAGCTGTGTGTGTAGCCGGCTTATTTTCGATTATATTACCATCCTCATCAATTTCCGGGACCCCATCTCTAATAAGCTCAATAACCATACGTATACCGAAAATAGATATTAGAACAATAAAAGATATTACACATAGTATAATAAATGCAGCAAAGCTCAAAGGTACAACAGCTAGTGCCGGTATTAACAATAGAGATGAAATTATAACACGGCTAATAAGTCTTTCTTTATCAGGCGCAAACATTGCTCCGAGCATAGCTGCTAATAACACGGATGTAATAACCCAACATACAACACCTACAATAATACATACATTCAATAACATACACTTAATTATAATATATGGATATTAAAAATCAACTATGATAGCTTTGGACTGGTTGCTGGTACATAAACCTCTTATAGCATTGTTTAATAATCTCATGCGCCTTTTGCTTACCGTACCAATCACCAACTTCAACATAACTATTGTTAAGATCTTTATAGTGTTTAAAAAAGTACGATGCTATCTTTATAAACATTGGATCAATGTCTTTTAAAGATCTATAATTTCTAACATGTGAGGTAGGCGTACCTAAAATTTTCCAATCTCGACCTCCGCTGTCCTTCATATCTAAAACACCAATAACATTACATTCAACGAGAGTTCCTCTATCAATAGGTGTATCATTATAGATGAGAATGTCTAAGGGGTCGTTATCTTCTGCTACCGTAGAAGGAACAAATCCATAGGAACATGGATATTTCATAGAACTAGGAAGACATCTATCTAATTGGAACGTATCTAGTTCCGAATTATATTCATACTTTGCGGACGTTCCTTTAGGTATCTCTACTATTGCACTAACTATTTTTGGCGAACTTTTATTAACTTTAATAAGTTCTAAGTTCCTACAATTACCACCGCTAAATAAATGATCACTCACGCGAGTATTTACTCGTATTTTGAACCATGTCCAGCAAGACTTTTATGCATTTATATTTTTTCGCCTTTTTCTGGCGGAGGAATTTCTAGGCCCTCTGGATCAGACTTTTCTATTTGTTTAGCTACCTCAGCTGGATCCTTACCTGACATTGTTCTAGTAGCTACAAAGGGTGATGGTCCCGTTGAACCATGTCCTATATGTACATCATCTTGAGCTATAATAACACCCGGGTGACCATTACTAGCAGGCGGGTGGTGGCCGTTGCCAAGTTTAACTTTAGCAGCTGTATGTGCACCAACATTACCACCAACATAGATACCAAATACCCATTTCATCATATCAGCCCACCCGTCAAATTCTGTGTGACCGGAAAAAACAAAAGCAGTAGCTGCTAGAAATAAAGCAAACCCTGCTAGAAATTTACGGGACTTAATCATTATAGAGGTGTATCTTCTTCGACTTCTTTAAAAGCTTTATCTTCGTCGGTTATACCAATATCTTCTACTCCTTCAGCATCTTCACTAGTAGCTGCTAGACCAATAAGATTATCTAGATTAGGGCAACCGCCTTCCTCTTCTTCGATGTTAGGATCCAACTCTGCTTCAGGCCCGGGCAATTCACCCTCAGCATCATAGGTACTAGCATCTGGGTTTCTACGCTCATTAATGAGAGCTCCCCAAATAAGCTTATTGTCGTCTTTGATCATTAATGAGCTGGTGTAGCAGGTGATCCGGAAAAGCCTTCTCTACTAGCTGTTTCATCTTCGGTATCTCTACGGTGAGCTTCTGGTCCAGCATCGGCTCGATCAGTGTCTTCGTTATCTTCACCGCCATAGCCATATTCATCTCTAGCTAAAGCATCTCTCTCATGTGGTGTAAGCGACTCACCTTGTCTAATACGCTCGCGAGCTGCTCTAAGTAAAGCATCTCCTGCAGTACCTTTTTTGTCAACTGCATCAAGTAATGCCTCATCAGACATATGACCAGTCTTGTCATGCTCTTCTTCTTCAGAAGCCATATGATTTGCTGCTTGTTGAGCTAAGCCGCCCATACTTACGTGTGCTCCACCTAACATCGAGCCATATGCTTCGCTGAGTAGGTCCATATCTTTTTTAAAACTAATGTGTTGTTTGCCCATAGTAATATTATTTATACAATATAGTTTATTTTTACACTTTTTCGATCGAAGATCACGCGGCAAAAATTTTCCCCGGGGTCTTATAAGACTTTACCCTCTGTATCTATCTGAGTTAGTTTATCAGAGACCTCATCAGGATCGTATATATGTGTTTCTCTATCGATATTAGTAGCCCAGATGTCACGCGCTTCTTGTTGTTGGTCCTTATTCATAGATCTATACTATTAAACGTCTACAATGGTCTCTGAGTCACCACCAAGCTTAGTAAAGGCAATTACTAGCTCATCGTACTGTCTCGATCCATCGTCTTCAAGAAACTCTGCCGTTAATGGAGAGTTGTGATAGTCTGTAACTGCATCATCATACTCACTCTCAATCTGGCGCATACCTAATATATATGGATGATCATCTAAAACTTCTCCAAACTTATCGATATCAATTTGAAGCTCTTCCATTTTATCAGTATTCTCTTCTCTACGTGCTTTCATTAAACCCAAACGAGCTCTAGATTGACCGTGTCTAGCCTTTCTATACTCCTCGTAGTTGTGTTCTGCTTTAAACTGGTCTGTTTCGTATTCTCTATCCTTAGGTCTCTTCTTACTAATGTCTCTGTTAACCCAATTAGTCAACTTACTTGCAAAATTTTGAAGATCAGCTTCTGCAGTATCCTCTGCAGGCCCTGACATGCCAAACTTATTGCCGAAATACAATCTCATATAAGATGCATTATCTAAGATCTGTTTAATTGTTTTACCCTCTAGTGATCTAAGATACCCTTCTAAGGTATCTTGTTGAGGTGCTAATGCATATGCTCTATTTTCTATGTATACTTTAAATGTTCTCATCGTTGTAATTGGTCGTGTAAATCTAATTCCCCTTCTGAGTGCTTTAATGAATCCCATTCGTCATCTGTTAACTGTTCACCTCTTATAGACTTTTGTCTAAGCTTAGCGTAGTTACCATGATGCCATATAAGAGCTTTCTTTAATGCTTCCGGATCATCTTTAAGATACATACTATCTCTAGGTGCTTCGTTGTCTTCCCAACCTAGCTGCTTCATGCGTCTCTTTTGCTCATCTTGGATCTCTTTATCTAACTCTTCTATAGACTTAATCGGCCGTTGCCGATCCTCATCTGATATATCTGGAATATCATCTTCTCTAAACCTTTTGGAACGTTCTTCATCATACTCAGGCTCTCCATAATGTGGATGGTGTCGACGATCGCGATCTTCTGCATCTTCATTGTCTTCGCTTTTTTGTTCAGCCTTCTTATAATCTTTAACAATCTTATATCCTTTATCTAGATACTTCTGAATCCTAGGATCACCTTTAGGTAGGTGCATAGAAGCAGTACCTGGTGAATCGAGAGTTAATCTAACGCGTTCTTCATTGTCCTCTTCTTTAGCTAGCTTCTGAATCTCATGGCAATTACAATGTGGACAATCTGGACCGCACTTACATTCCATTACTGGTGCACCGCAGCAAGCCTCCGGACACATTAGTTTACCATCTATTACGCGTTCTAATATAACTTTTTTATAAGCTTCGGCTAGAAATTTGACTTCGTCTTTTGCTCGCATTATTTATATTTATTGTAGATGTGTTCCTTAATCAAGGATTCCTTGATCTACGGGGAGTTTTCTATACCGAAAAAAATTGGATGGAGACATGTGCACCTCTAAGGTACCGGAACGCGCCACTATATCACCAATCTCGAACGCTGCCTATCGAGAGAGGGGTCTCTCAGAGGCGGGGGGGATTCTAGAAAAGGGTGCGCCTCTCAGAACGCCTTGCCTGGCTGTGCCTGGCGGGTCATGCTCTGAGAGGCGCTTCGTTATGCCGATGAGAAATTGTTAGATCTTTTTCCAGACTGCCCGTGCACCGCGGCCGAACTTCTTAAGCTTCTTATCGTCTACTAGCTGCTTAAGCGCAACGTAGGTCTGACCCTTAGTGAGGCTGAACGATGACATGATACGCTGCTCGGTAATCATTGGCGGATCAAGCTCGAGGATCTGCTTCTTAAGATCAGCCTTCCGATCCTTCTTCGACTTAGCCTTCTTGCCAGTCGTGACCTTCTCGCCGATATGGAAACCCTTAGCGCCTAAGATGGCCTGCACGTCGATGCACTGACCGAATCGATTCTTCGATACTGAGATGATGCGAGTCGTATCGTCATCGTTCTCCAGATCGTGGCTGATCATCATGTTAACATCAACGCTGTGAGGTACCAGAGTCGATCCCTTAAGCTGGCCGCTCTTCGTCAAGTGCATGATGAAGATCAACACACACTCAGTCTCTTTGGCTTTGTTGCACAGAGTACTGATGGCGTACTGCTCAAGAGCGCGACTGTTCATCTTAGTCTTAGTCGTCAACGCTTGGAAGGAGTCAACCACCATAACATCGACATCTTCCATCGCTTTAGCGATCGTGTCGACATCTGTGACGTTGGCGATCTTCACCCCCCTTACGTCGAGTCGCTTGCAAGTGAAGGCAAGCTGGAAGCAATTCTCCTCCCCAGAGGCGTACGATGCATCGTAGCCAGCCTGACTGAGGTGCTCAAGAAGCTGAAGTGCAAATGTGGTCTTCCCGCATCCTGCTTGCGCTGTCAACGTGATCGATCCTCCGGGAAGGAGACCTTCGCCGAAAAGCTTGTCGAAGTCCATCACTCCGGACTTGAGACGGTTATAAAAAATGTCAGGGATTATAATGTCCTTGACGCGAGTAAACTCTGTTTGATTAATTCCTAGATTCATCGGCATATCTTTATTATAGTATAGTTCCTATTGGTCGTTGGTTCGGCCGAGATGGATTGCAACGTTCATCGCTGTGTGGATGGAATGCCCCATATGGAACACCATCTCAACAATCTCTTCCCAAGAGCTGTCTGCATCGAGATCAGGAGTGATCTCTTCTGCAATCGTTTCGATATCAAGATCGGGTGCGGCATCAAGCGCGCTTAGAATTTGTCTCTTCGTCATCGGCATGTGATAATATAATGTCGTTTGAATGTCCGTTCAACTACTTTGTGCTATTATTATAGCAGAGTTCCTTAAGCGCGATCGCAATATCCGATCGGGCGCCGGTCTGGCATGATCTGTTCGATTTCAGCCGTCCAGTGATTCTTACCATCAAACAGATCGACGTAAGTGATATCCGGATCGCTCTCGTCAATCGCAACAATCGACGCGTAATCATCCCCATCATAAACCCAATCGCCAATCTTAAATGTCTTGCTCATCTCTATTATTATAATAGAGTTCCTATTGATGGACATGTCGATCGAATCGACCTATGGCGCGGACATGTCGAAAAAACCGGGACAAATCGACATGTCAATGATTGGAGAATTCTCCATTGACTGAATCAATACTAGTAGTGCCACTTGCGTACGTCCCGCAATACGATCTCCTTCTTCGGATAGATCTGATCGACTAATCGGACTCGCTTGATGCGCCCCTTTTTGAGGTCCTCTAGATGCTCTTCGCCTAGCAACACCGCCGCCAAACCTGAGCTTCTGAAGAGAGTATCGATACGACCGGTCGCTCCAGTGCTGGGCCAGGCGTCGCCGGCATCTGTCTGACGGAAGCCAGAGAAGGTCTGCAGCCAGTAGACGTTGGCAAAGGTGATGTGGTGCTCCTCCTCGATTAACTCAGCGAAGTGTTTACAGAGACGGCCTAGTGCTTCAGTGTATCTGAGTGTCACTGTCATCATGTATATTGTATTATAGTTCCTTATCTATGATAAGATAACTCTACTACTCGATTAATAGGGGGGAATAGTTTCGCGGCACTTATTATTTTGCGGCAGTAAATTGTGCGTGGAAGGACTTGATCTGTAACTTAAGCTCTTCAGTGAATGGCCAACTGTCGATGTCATATAGCTTCACCTTAGCTGGCATTGAGTAAGTGATGTGATCTTCGTGTGCAGGTACTACATATCTTGTCACTGTTTGCACTATTACTCTATTTTCATCTAGGTATTTGACCTTGTGTTCTCCGCCGATTCCGTCTTCTAATAATATTTCTCGCTCCATTTCTCCTTTGTTTCTTGTATTTAACTTGTATTGTTGTATTTTCAACCTCTCCCTCTACGGCGGATCTGGTTTGTCTATAAGGAACTCCTTTGTTTTATAAGGGTTTGGGCAGTTTAAGACATGCCCAGGTCTTTGGTGCAGACTCCCCCAATTGGGGAAGATCAATTGTTTTTTCAGATTATCCTATGTTTTATCCATCTCATCGTGGCAGATACCCTTCACACATAATAAAGACGCTTCTTGGTGCCCAATCAGTATAGAGTTTTAGTATTGAAAGGCGGTGGCGCCCTCCTGCAACGACGTATTTGTTAGTTCTTTCATGCCAGTTCAATCCCATTCTGTGTGTTTGAAGCAGTTCAACATCAAAGTTCCTTTTAAGTTCTTTAAACTTCTCTTCTGAATGATCCTCTCCTTCCGCAGCTGTTTCGCAAAATCTGTTATATGTTGTGTAATCATCTGATATTAAAGCTTTATAATGTATCGAGTCTTCTATCCTCATTAGATGATGCGGTGACTCGTAGCATACTGCATCTTTGGCTAGCTGATCAAACTCATCTCCATCAAATTGTCCTGGCCATATCCAATGTGTAAAGAGAATATCATCTAACCAGATAGCACTCACTTCTTCTTCTTTTCCGATACAAACCCCATAGGACTCTTATCTTCTTCTTTAATCTCTTCTGCCTTCTCCTCTATTACGCTTAATAGGTTAAGACTCTCCTCAATCGATGCGCCAGGCCATAGTTCTCTGATTAGATTGAACTTAGGTGCCCATACCTTTACGGCTTCTTCGATGTCTTCGACTGTTAGACTATCAGACATCTACTTGTTCTTAAATGATTTTATTTTACGCTGTCTGAGACGTACGAATTTTCTAATTGTCTTATCGGATGCGTAGTCATATCCTTTAAGCTTTTCCTCTAGAGTTCCCACTTGTTTAAGGCTAGTGGATGCTCTAAGTTCTTCGATTATACCTTTACGCTTTTTCATAATAATAGATTTATTCGCTGGGTTGTGAATGATCGATCATTCATTGTTGTACATCTTATCGACTTCTTTAAGTTCCCTCTCTACCCAGTCCATCTCCTCTTGTGTGATTTCGTTTGAATACTCCTCATAGAGACGTTCTAGATCCTTCTTGATTGCTTTATACTTCGCCCATGAGTCTTCTTCTCCTGGTAACAATGATGCAGCTTCATCGATGTTTGGTTGATCGCCGTAGAGATCATTGTAGCGTTCTGGATCTTCGAGGTCTTCTGCTTTATCTTGATACTCCTCTTTAAACTTCTCCTCCTTCTCTTCTCTCCCTTTAACAATGAAGTGTGCGTAGGCCTCCTCCAAGGACACTTTGTTGTCGATGGCGTAATCTACGATGTGTTGCTTGTACTTCATGTTAAGCTGCGTTGAATCTCCTCCGCACGTTGGTTTGAAGGTCTCGATGGCAGAGACTAGGGCTGAGTGAGTAGACCCAACGACGTGTTTTCAAATTTTTGCGCCGTGCCCCTCCGAGGTTTTTTACCACACGATAGATATGTCTGTTCATCCGATCTGTCCAGTCATCCCAATCCCACGTAGCACCCTTGAATTGTTTATGATAAAGCTTCCGGAGGTATTCAGTATCCTTAAGGTAGCCCTTAACATCTGTAATGGTGAATTCTCCTTTCTGGATGAAGGCTAGCATCTTTAACTGGTAGCCCAAGTAGTCATCAAATGTCCAATGTCTCACGTTCATACTATTATTATATTAGAGTTCCTTAAAGAGGTACGTCGAAGTCCTTAGTGCTCCCTAGCTCTGTGCCATGGTCGTAAGTGCTCCTCCGCCAAACTGACCGTCCGCCGGAGTTGATCTTTAGTTTTTGTTTAGCCTCTTCGAACTTAGCTTCAACCTCCTCGAGGACTTCTCCGATAGGATTGACTATCTCGATGAGATCTAGCTTAAGCTGTTCTAATTCTTCTTCTCTCATCTTAGCTGCACCAGTAGGTTTCAGATGAAATCGAAGTGTAGAAAGGAGTTCCCTCTGCTTCCCAGAACTTAGTACCGAACCTAGCGCAACTCTTGCGCAGGTAAACGGTCCCTTCGACCTCCTTCTTTACGACAATTCCATTGTCGACTTCGAGGACCTTCTCATCTGTATCCGCCGGGAGTGGCCCTGCTGCGAATCGTGATTCTCTACTTAATCTTGGCATACTCTTATTATAAGCTGGTTCCTTAATCAGGATGAGGGTGGGTCATTCTCCAGATACAACCCTCATCGTCAATAATCATATCATCCGGACAGGCCATCTTGCTGTAGTCGACTCCCTTCTTAAAGGGCTGGGTAGTCCAGTAGTCTTCTTCTTTGTCATACTCTTCAACGAGCTTGATAATTTCGTCGATAATTTCGTTTCGAGCTGTTTTAGAGTGTAGATTAATCTCCTCGTCAGCGGCTGCTATTAAGATCTTATGAAGGTTCTTCCTCATCATGCATCTAGGTTAAATTTACGAATCTTTCGAAGTTCGACTTTAATTCGCATGCGCTGAAGACGTAAGTGTTTATTCTTAGCGTTGCGCTTAAGCTGCTTGAGATGCTTGCGCTTGGCAAACTTGATTTGTTGGTTCTTATCCATTATGAAGGGTTGGTTGTGAGAATAATGCGGGATTGCTTCCGCTCACTATTAGTACCCGGGTTAACTGTAGTGTCCTCCTGGACAATAGCTTCAATACTAACAGAGCTCTTTTCCGCTCCGCGGGATAAAGGTGCATTAAGGTCGATGTGAACCGGAGTCGCCGAGTCGAGCTTCTCCAAGAGTGAAATTAAACGCTTTACTGTCATGTCTTTATTATATAGTCGTTCCTAATGTGGTTTTCTCGCGAGGTGTGTCGACGAAATGTTGTACTCTTCTTCTGACTCTCTTGCGATTGAGGTGAATGTAAATTGATCTTGAGGTTCTGCTGGACCTCCGTAGCCATTCTCCTCCTCCAACATGCCCAGCATCTTCTCTAATTGATATTTGGTGAGTGTCACCGTGACAGTAATCACCTTGCTTCTCTCTGAGACAACAGGACGCTCTACAACAACCTCCTTCTCCATGTTGAGTGCTACTGCTCCTAGTGAAGCGACTAAGCAGCATAATGCTCCGATTGATAGAATCTCTTTCATCCGTTGCGCTTTTTATTATAATACTCCCCAAGAGCCTTGTAGTGATCAATCACTTGTTTCTCTGTGATTGTTGCTAGAAGTCCGCTCCCTGTAATGCTCTTATGAATTTTATGAGCTTCTACGTAACCGACTGGTCCGACTTTGCCCATCTCTTGAAAACCTGTGCTGTAAATCTCTACGATGTATTCTGTATCTGGCATATCTTTATTATATCTGAGTTCCTATTCGAAAAGACTTCTCATGCGCGCTGGGATGACATACATATCGTTGCACCAATCGCAGCACTTCCCCTCTTCAAACGCCTTGATAGGCTCGGGGTTGTTGCCCCATTCAGTGAATTTCGTCCCGCAAAGGCAGCAGGTCTTCGTCTCTCCCTCAGGAGCTCCCCAGATGTCTCGCAGGATCTCCTCTCCGGAGGCCTTCTTATCATTCTTTGGCATACTATAATTATAGCAGAGTTCCTTAACAAACTGGCAGTGGCGGTCCGATGTAAACTGTGAATCCGGACTTTTTGTCGTAAGCCATCGGTCCGCAGTATGAATCCTCTGGCGCTTGGAACGATTCGAATATGTCTCGGACCTCGTTAATGGCGTCTGTGTAACATGAATGGATTTCCTTCTCCTCCCCGTCGGGGCTGTACATGTACTCCATATCTTTGAGGAGATGCAGGACCTCTTCGTTTGTCCAGTTGTCTCTCTTGAGCTCTTCTGGTTTGAATTCTTTCCTCTTGATTGTTTTTGGGTCGATGTTCATCGTCTTTAGCTTTTTCCTACGTGTGGGCATGCCCTATGATGAGATCCGGGAGTACTGTTGTCCAATTCTCCCTTCTTCAGTTTACGCCAACCTACGCCCTCGCACAGGTATTTGATCTTATCGATTTCTACGACGTCGCCTACTGAAAGTGATCTAAGCTTCTCACCGCGATATCTTGACGCGATAATGAAACCGTCGTCTTCTAGATACTCTAGTGGTGCGTTGAACAACTCAAATGCTCTTTCTAAGATATCACGATCCCAACGATGTACGTTGTCGATGTAATGAAATACTCGCTTGTTGATGTCTTCGTCGCAAAACGCTCCGAAGTAAATGTTAACGTCTGATGGCATACTATTATTATATTAGAGTTCCATTTAGAGATCGCAGAGCTTCTCCAGCTCTATCACTAGCGCCTCACCAGCAAAGAACATATGAAAATCAATCAAGTTGGCTTTATCACTGACTCCATAATGCTTGCAAGCAGCCCCAACGTCGCCTTTAAATCTCTTAATGTCCGCATCAATCGCCTCTCGCACATCTTTATCAAATTTCAGTACGTGCGCATCAACGATCTTCTTAAGCCGGTCTGCTATGATTGCTCCCATCTCTATAGTTCCTTTACGCTAAGTTGACCTGTGGAATGAATGGTGAATTGGCCTTCTCCTTTATTGTCTTTGACCCACTTCTCCGCTTCTCCTCTATTCTGAAATTCGTGTGCTCTCTTAAACGTTGAAAAGTCGCTATCGTCTGGCCAACCTGAACGGTTAGGGTTGCTAAGAAATCGTTGCCAATGAAGGTGTCCCCCTCGCTCTATAATATAACTCATAATCTATCGTACGTTTACCCACTTCATCGCAACCTGTAGGAGATGATTATAATCTCCGGTCATGGATTCCTCCAAGTATTTCTCTACTTCCTCTTTAGGATATCCTGCTTTCTTAAGTGCTCTCTGCACTTGTCCCATAACGGCAAACGCGTTACCATCATTTTCTGTCAATTTAACTGTTGGTTTCTCCATCTTACTTATGTACTAGGGTGAATGCGATTGCACTTCCTCCAGGAATCACCTGAATATCTGTGGTAGTAACTTCTTTCTGGACCTCTGGACCGTCAATAACTCCTGACGTTCCGTGCTTTCCAATGATAACTGGAGTGGATGGTCCAACGAGTTGCTGCCTCTCCAGCCACTTGATTTCTGCTTTCAGCTCTTTGATTGTCATACTATTATTATAAGCTGGTTCCTTACCAGGTTTTGTTGTAATATTTACCTCTCATATCTTCGACAAACTGAGCAGCTCTCTCACGCGCTTCGATCTCCCATGGGAGATTGAGGTACTGCTTGTGAGTGGATCCGCGCTTATGGTGGACTCCATTCCAGACGCTCATAAGTTTTTTGCAATCCCATTCAAGCCTACCTTGCTTATACTGTTCAGCATGAACGAGTTCATGAGCAATTGTGTCTAGGACTTTCTTTGGACCATAACGAGGATCAATCTCGACTTTCTTTTTCTTATTTCTGTACCAGCCGTAAGTATTTCCTCGAACGGGACGGACGTGAAATTCTACATCATCATCAAAGTCAAAGTATTCTTTAAAATCGTCCCAGTAAAACTTAATCCATTTGAAAACCAGCGCTGCTCTTGGTTGCAGACGTTTGTAGTTTCCGTACTTGATTGACGTCGCGAGTGTTGATTTCATCTAGCTAGTTGGCGCTGGGTAAATGTCCTCCCACTCTCCCTGATAGATCCCTGTCTTAATAAACTCACGTTCATCAGTAGTGAGATATGGAAGAGCATCTTGGATGTTCTTTCCTCTCTCAAACGCAATATAATCTTGCGGGTTCATGGTAATCTCCATGGAGTTCAATTTTCCTGTGAGAGGTGACCTTCTCTCTATCGTATAACTTGTCATACTATTATTATAAGCTGGTTCCTTACCGGTAATCTTTTCGATCTCCGTCGAGCTGTGCATCGTCATATCCGCGATTGTAATCGTCGACTTCATCTTCAGTCATATTCCGCTCATCTACTCGAGGTGATTTGTATGATCCTCCTATGTAATAGTGAGGCTTTCGAGGGCGGCCATAGTAGAAATCTGCTGATCCTCTATCGTACGCTCCTCCGTGGCGGTCAAATGTATCTCCTTGCATACTATTATTATAGCTGAGTTCCTTACAGCAATCCTTTCTCGAGATATTGTTCAGGAGTCGCGAGAGTATCACGGTATTGCTTAAGATCAGCTATGACATCGTCAAGAATCTCTCTCCCGTGCTGACATTCGCGGCTATTTTCGATGTTCCCAGAGACTAGATCCATCATCTTTTCGATGAGATCGTCGTGCTCGGGATACTTCTCCGCAGCCATTTTTTCCAGATCATCCAACGTTGGCGCTTTGTAGTCCTTCATCTCATTCCAGGCGCGGCTGTTGCGCATCCTGATCTTGTGGATCTCTTCGCGTTGCATCGTATCGTGAGCTAGGCGCTCTTCTTTCGTTGGTCCATCCATACTATTATTATATCAGAGTTCCTTACCGCTCGCGGCAAGCGCTCTTACGCGCTGCTTTCTTCTTGTCCCTAAATCTCACAGTCGGTAAGGGCATCGTGTGACGCACCATGTTACGCGCCTCGAGTGAGTTTTTGGGAAGTTTCGGCTTTCTCCGTTTCATGCTCTTATTATAGCTGAGTTCCTTTAAGGCAATCCATTCGGATACTTTTCCCATAAGAGAATTAGTATAATTGCAAATAGTAGAATAATAGTAGAATGATCATAATAGTAAATGAGCAGTTTATTTTGTAAGGTACGTGCTCAGGTCCTTTCTTATGTTTTAGTCCCCCATTGTTACCGTGGAGTTTTCGGTGTGAGACTAGTCCCCTGCTGGAGACTAGTCTCGTCGTTCTCCTTCCGGGTCGACCACCGGCTCTTGAACTAAGAAAGGGTTACGTGTTCTGTCTCGCCTCGGCAACCCTTTGGTTACCGGCAGGAGTTGCACCTGCGACCTTCGCCTCTTCATGTGGACGTCCTTTCCTAAGTATAATTATATCAGAGTTCCTTTTTATTTCGCGACGCTTTTTATTTCACGACACTTACTAGTCAAGATACTCATTGAGTAAGAAGCTCTTAATGTATCCTCTCACTGCCTCTCTTGACCACGAACCGAACTTCTCTGTATCTCCTATCCTTACTTCATTGACAGACTCAAACTTAGCCTTGCCGCCTGATGCTATCTCAAATTGCATAGCTTTTTTGACAGCGTAATCTAAATTGTATCCAACCGACATACATACCATGTGGTCGTTACAATATCCCATCCCCATGTAGAGGAATTCTATTTCTTCCTGACTCTCACAAGCAGGACATGGCTTATCTTCTTCTTTCATAGCTTTCATATTAACCTATCGTCATATTCTACGATACCTTTCTCTTTTGCATATGCACGGATCTCTTTCTCTCTCGCTTTGCAGAAGTTCTCCCTCTCAGCACTAGGTATACTGAAGTCGCCCATTTCGCCTCCATAACATTTAGTAGAGCAATTAGGCGTCTCGTGGAGAACAATATGATCTATATCAAGTGCTTTATATTGCGAGAATAAGATCTCCATCGCTAATACAATCTCCCGTGCAATATTCTCTACAGATGGATTGCAATATTTTCCTTCTCCGTTAAGAGACATCTTCCAAATCTTACTACCCCCTATCATCGCAGAACTAAGATAAACAGTATCTTCTGGATTAGCAATAAAGCCATGATCTAACATATCATCGATCCATTGACATCCGACTCTCTTGATCTCTTTGAAGTCAATAGCATATCCAATATCCTCCATTGTATCAAAGCTAAACACTAATTCATATAGATATGTATGACCATGAAGATTAAAACACTTCATACATTCATTCATCACTCGATGACCTGAATCAAACGACCCTTTACGCGTAATGTATTGCATCCTATTTAAATGATAATGTCTTTTTTATCACATTCAACTACAATCTTCTTCGGAATAGCAGAAGAGGTTGTTTCCTTTTCCATAATGTCTTAAAGTTAGTTAGAGATGTCCCCCGCGCCACAGGGATTAAGCGTAAAGTGTCTTACCACTCTTGTCTTTGCTACAAGGCAAGCTAATAAGGCGCTGGTCAGTCCGTAGACAATCTCGCCATCTCTTGCTGGAATTCTCTGAGGGCTCCAGACTCGACCCACCAACGTGTATGTTTTTACGAGTTATTGTTGGCTTAACCGTGTTTGTACTCACTCCTCGCATTTATTATATC